GCAATAACAAAAAAAGCCTCAACTGGGAAGTTATCTACCTCTAAGGTATTTAATATTTCCTCAAATTGAGACTTAGTAATATGGATAGATGGGGAACGTTTAGTATTCATAATCCTGAGGTTTATTAAGTACTCTATTAATGGTATTTGGGTGTAATAACAAGATACGACTTAAACTTCGTTTATTATAACCTAACCGATGTAAATACATGATACAAGTATGAACTTCTTTAGTAACTACCGACCGAGGGGATTTAGAACCTCTTTTACCATATAGATTATTCTCTTTACCATACCGAGGCTTGGGTAAAAAGAAATTCCCATTACGTATACAATCAGAAGTATTCATCTTAGGAGTACCCCATCTTAAATTAGATAATTTATTATTTAAGGGATTATCATCTAAATGTCTAACTGTATTATACTCATTGGGTTTGGGGTTTATAATCCAAGCTAAAGCTAATAATCTATGTAATGGCCAATTTTTTCCTTGAATGGTAAGTCTTAACCTACCTTTATTAATCTTAGGTATTATTTCATACCAAACACCCAGTTCTTTCAAAAATACTCTACCAGAACGAGTAATTAAAGAATCTTGAATACCCGGAATGGGTTTGACAGCTTTAGGTATATTTGATATGGATACCTTAATTCGATTTTTTATATTCATGTTATTAATATTTTAAGTTATATAATATAATAGGAACTCCCTATTTCAATGAGTTTCGGATAGCAACTAATTCTTGATAACTTTGGTACCGAGTATTATATACTAATCTCATAACAGAAGTTTTCCCCAAATCATTGCAATCGTTCCCCTCTGGCAAAAATATAACCTTTACTTTTTTATAATTTACTAATTTGAAAGCCAGATTAATAGCATATTTTTTTGCATCGGGGTCTAATAGTATAACATATCTTTCACAAGGAGCTTTAAGTAATTCGTTTATCTGATACTTAGATATAGCTTTGCCCATTGTGGCAATTGCTCTATCTCCCATGGTAAGAGCATTAAGTGCTCCTTCACAAATGAATACCGACCGATACATTTCCAACGCATCATGATTAAAGATGAGAAATTGTTTTCCCAACCCAGTGATGTCTTTGTCTGGGTTATTATATCTGGGTCCTTTGCCGATAACATTTCTGGCATTGTAGTATTTAAGTTGCCCCCGATAATAAAAGGGGATAATGAGATATCCATAGGTTGAGCCCTTTGTACCATAACCGATGCCATACCTTGAAAAATCTTCGATGTTAAAGCCACGTTTCTTGACATATCCTCGAATACTCTTTGCAAGTTGGCTATTTCCAAGCGAAATATTTCTAAAGCCTTCGGGGAGATATATCGGCTTGCTTTCGGCAAGTTCGATTTTCTCTTCTTTAAATTGAAGTTCATCAAATTGTCCATTGTTCAAAAAGTTAATTAGTTCATGATATTCTGTGAATCCCTCTATGTCCATTATTAATTGAGCAGGGGAAGGATGGGCATTACACCTGAAACAATTTGTTCGATACATAGAGAGATTAACTCCCAATTTCTCTTCTCTACCACAATAGGGGCAAATAGGTATACGCATCCATCCATGCCTATAATCTCTTCCCCCTAATCGTTTAATGAAATATGTCCTTAATCTAGATTTAAACTGATTGGTTATTTTCATGGTTTCTTATAGCTTTACGAATTACTTTTCGGATTCTCTTTAAATCCTCTAAATCTAAATTACCAATAGAGGTAGTTTGCCAACCATTATGAGATATTTCTAAAGCTAATTCATCGCTCCATCTATCTTTTACTATTTTTACCGTCTTTGTTTTCATGTCTAAATATCTCCACTATTATTAGCCCTCTTTTTAGGATCGGCATCTGGATTAGTACTCTTCTTAAATTGTTCATCTAACTTAGCCCCATAGATTTTATCATAATTCTCTCTTTCGTCTCGAGTGAATTCCTTACATCTTTGGCGTTCAACATCGCATTTAAACAAAGCTCTACCTGAAGGTAAACCATCCCTCTGTACAACTAATTCAGCTCTTAATATATCATCCTGTTCTTCCTGAGCAGTAGAATTAAGACCAAAAATAGTTTGGGCATTACGAATGATTGCAATAGAACCAGATATATCATTTTCATCATATCTAGTAGCTCTATGTTTCTTACCATCTCTTGTAATGTGGTGAGCAGTCCATACAATGTCCAAATTGAGTTCTTCTGCAAGATTTTGTAAATCGATATACACGTTGGATATACGATCGAAATCTTCTTTATCTCTGGCAATAGAAGCTAGCTTACCCGCATAATCAACAAATAAAACCTTAATATCTATCCCTTGATTCCTAAACTTAATTATCTTATCCCTTATATAATTACAATCAGTAATCATAGCAGGTACTCTTTCAACCACTAATTCAACGCCAAATCTTGCAAGTTTTCTAAGGTGTTTAGACTCAAGTTTATCATACTCTCCAGAATATAATTCTTTCTTAGTTTTATTGATAGATGATTGAATGAATCTATCGAGAATCTGATCTTTACCGTTTTCTGTATCTACATAATAAACCGATTTTCCCATTCTTAGATAGCCTCTTGCAAGGTTTACCATAAAGAATGTTTTCTTTGCCTTAGGTTTATCTAAGATCACATTAACCGAGTGCTCAGGATACCCTCCAGCATTAGTTAAAGCATTCATTTGCCTAAATGGGCAAGGTATTACAGAGGGCTCTGATTGCCTTTTAAATTGTCTTTCTACTATGTCCCGAATCATGTATGCAGGTTCATCTTCTTTCTTAGGCTTACTTTTCTGAAGAATCTTTTCAATCTTACGGGAATATTCTTCATATTGTTCGAAGTTATCCAGATCGAAAGAATCATTTAAGTTCTTCATTTCAACATAAGTTGAAAACTGATAGATCTTTTCTTTTATATAATCGGCATCAGATAGAGGTAAATGATAAAGATTACTGATTACCTTATCGATATTTGGGATATCATCTTTAGTTACTAAATCGGCATACTGTTTACCTTCTAGCAATTCTTTAATAACTTCCTTTAAAACATTCTCAGAAGGTATTCTGTTTTGCTTTTTATAATACTTAATGATGCCCTCACAGATAATAGAATGCTCTATAAGTACCAGATAATTTGGTTTAATCCTTTTGAGGATTAGCCCCCCTTCTTTATCTTTAATAATATACCTTAGAATCTCTAATTGAAACTCTGGGCTAAATGTAAATTTGGTTTTACTCTTGTTTCTCATAATCATATTGCAATATTTATAAGCTAATAGATATTCGTAGTCTCATGTTTGTACTGAATGTATCAGTTATCAAGAACTATACCATCCTCTACCATGACGTCAGAAAATATAAGTATTATTATTTTATATAAAATATTATTCTTATATTTGCATAAACGAAAACTTAAAATCACATGAGAAGTAGAGGTAACAATGGATCAGAATTGCATAGGTTAAAGACCATGCAAGAGAATTATGATCAACAGATGTTTCTAAGGTTATATAAGGTGTGCAAGCCAGTAATTAGAAATCTTACTAAGCAAATTGATTATAAAAGGTATAATCTTACTCCAGATATTATATCTTCTTATTTCTGGGATAAGATGTTATATGTATTCAACAAATACTACGGTACTTGTTCGGAAGAACATTTGAAAGCAAGAATTCTTGCTTCACTCAGTACCTTTAAAAATAAGTTGCTTCGTTCTGCCTATGGAGAACAAGCAGAATACAATCAATCTCTATTTAAGTTAGATGATTTATTCGATAATGATAAAGAATTAGAGGATGATAGTGAAGAAGAGAAAGCTAAATCCGAAATGCTAGAGATGATGTATGATTATATGAAAGAACATCTATCGATGGATGCCTATATGATATTCGAAGTATTACTTACTCCTCCCCCCTATATAAAAGAAAGGATAAAAGAAAATGGAAGGATTACTAACCTATTATTGGTAGAATTCTTTGATATGCCTAAGACTAATGCTTCGGTTAAATATATTTCAGAGTTAAGATCTGATATTCAATATTGGGAAGATAGAGCTAAAGAAGAACTTAAGTATTAACACAAAAAAAAAGAAGGAGATATTTCCCAACATCTCCTTCTCCCTAACACATGAGTTTTTAAGCTAAAAATAAAATGCGCAACATCAAAAAGTTTTTCAATTTTATTATAGTTTTATGATATAAGCTAGTATATAATATCCCGGTTCTATGTTGATAGAATTCTGAGCTGAGTTATTGACTTCTGAAGTAGATTCAAGATACCTTGCCCAAACTGGGTTATCCATAGATCTATTTTTAGGATTTACAGCTTGACCTATATTTTCATATTTAACATTACCAGGGCCACCTCCATCAGGAGCATGATCGAGCAAGAAATAATCTCGATAATCATGAGTATGTTTAGGTAATTGATTAGCATTAAGAGTAACTTTCCCCTCTGCATTACCTCCAGTTTCTCCAATAGTACCATTACCAGGTCCCCACCCTTTAACGAACCTTCCGATAAGATTAGGTCTACCGTCTATACCATCGCATAAAGCCCAACCATCAGGCGGAGTAGTACCTGACCAAAGCATGATTGCCCCTTGAGGTATGATCTTAGCAGATTGATCTATGCTTCCCTTATAAGATTCGAATAAGTAATCGATGTACTGTTTAATGTTTTCATAATCATTGGGAATACCAGACAATAAATTCTCTAATCTTTTTACTGATTTATTAATCAATCCCCTGTAAGCCGAAGTAAAAGGCAGAGGTTGGGGGAATATTCCACCATAGGGAACTATAGAATAATCCTCTACGGTGTTAGTATTAGTATCGGTACCTGAACCATAGATTCCAATAAGTACCATAGAATCTTTAGAGTTCTTATATCTAGTACAGTTTGCCTCTACTTGCTTAAGCAAGTAAGTAAAATTCATTTGAGAATTTATATAGGGATCTCTCCCGTTAATATCCCATTCATGGGCATTATCGGCTATTGGGTAATATGGGTTAAGTGACTTCTTGTATAAAGTATACAAAGATTCATTACCTTCTGACCAATATGCTACAAAGTTAACTGGGTTTTCAATTGGCTCAGTAACTTCATCATGTACTGCAAAGAGAAATACATCATCAGTTACACCCTTATTTCCTTCGATGGGTATATTACCAATTTCTTTTTCATCCGAGATAAAGATATACCCATCTCTTGAAATACATCCGAACCATATATCAGGTAATTCTCCATCGTTTACATTTTTCTTAATATACCGAGCATTAATACGATCGAGTATATCATTCTTGAAGAAAGAATCATCATTCCCCTGTGATTGTACTTTGAGAGTATTACCATCTACAGTAACAGAACCAAATCCACAGAAAGGACCTGCCCCAATTGGGCAAGCTATACCTTCTGCTACATCCTTAGATTTAATAAGGCTTTCGAATTGAAAATAGGTTTTCATATACTTTTGTTTTCTTTGTGAATTTTAACTTGATTTCTGATATCGGAAAAGGCTTCCCCGAAGTCTTTGAATTTAAAGGTTATAAGTAACCATAGTAATTTCCAAATACTATACTTCTTATCGATTCCATGTAAGGTACAGATATGACCATAAATAGAATCCAATTCAAAGCAATAACAAAGTATCATTACTGATATGGCTACAATTAAGGGATCCAAGCCATAGGGTTCTCCTATGGCTTTTCCCAGTACTGCTCCCAGAGATATATAACAGATATAATCTATTATTTTGTTGAGAGTTCTTCTACCAGCTCTGGACTTCCTTACAGTTACATTCAAATACTTAGAAGCTCTTATCCCAAACCATAAATCCGAAACTATTAACATGAACCCTAATAGGATCATCCATCTTAAATCGAAAACGATCTGGGTACATTCTACGAAAATTGTAGTAAATAAAGTTTTTGCAAGTGAAGCCATAGCGTGAGAGGTTATTACTGTATTATATTCCATTGTTGACTTTCTCCTGTATTAATGTTAACCTGTTTATTTTCTAAGTCTGAAGCTTCCCAGATAATTTCTACGGGAGTTACCTGGAATTCTATACCTACTTGATAAGTAACTTTTACATCTTTCTTATTAGCTGCCATAAAGGTATACTCTCCAGCTTTTGAAACTTCAAAAGTATACGGAGAAGGATGTAATTCCTCTGATCCCTCTAATTGTATACTGGTATCAAAGTTATCATGATTAGAAGTACAGGTTATTATGGTACTTACAGAATCTACCTCTGGAGTAAGAGTATCCATTTCTTTAGAAGCTTTAATCTCTACAGTCAATGGGAAATCTTTTACAGTCAACTTAGCTGATATTAAGAAATATTCCGAGAAGAAAATATACTTACCAGCTTCTTTTAATTCGATAATCTCTCCAGTGTTTACTTTATAGGTTTCTCCTGTTTGATCACAGGTTACTGTATTATTTTCTCCCATATCGAAGTTTGCCCTTAGTTCAAACCTTGCTACTGATTTATTATCAATTAACTGATAACTAGCTTCGGATTTATCAACAGGATCTAATCCCAAATCATTGTTGAAATAATCGGGTGTCCAAGGAGAAGTACCATCGGGATTAGTTTCCTTTACATTCTCTGGCTGGATATATAGGTTATATTTAAGAGGCCTTACGTATGGATTGACTTTCCATATCACAAATACATCAGGATCCCCCTTACATATTGCCTTATATTCTCCAGTATTTACACAGGTGAAGGTATAAGTAAATTTAGTATACTGATCATCTTCAGCTTTTTCCATTGTAATAGTATCAATTAGCATACCATTCCAGTATATATCTAATTGATTATTTATGTATTTGCTATCATCTTCTTTTGGAGAAACTAGAAGAATCAAATCAGCATAAGCTTCTTCTTTAGCATTTAATTCCAAAGTACTCGGGCCCTGTAATATATACTGATAGTAAGTAGATATCTGAGTTACCAAGAATTTACCGAGATTACCGCTTTTAGTTGTATCTAAGGTACAAATGAAAGTAAATAACCTAAAGGAATCAGCTGTAAAAATATCTCCATTATTATACACCCTGCTGGGATTATTCTGTTCATAACATTGGAGATCTGGAGTACCATATAGATCGGAAATAGTTAACTTAGTCTGGGCTTTAGCCAAATCCTGTATATCTACTCTAGCTGCTTCTGGATTACATACTACAGTATATAAGTTCTCTTGTCTTGAAACAATAACTGTAACCATGTAATTCGGATGATCTACTATTTCGAAAGTGTAGGATCCAGGCTCTGAGAATGACCAAGATTGTCCAGAGGGTTTAGTTTCTTCTGTACCTTTTCTTCTTACTACTAATTCAGTTTCTGTACCACCTTGGACTATAGAGGCCTTTATTACAGTAGAAGGATTTAAGTTTTCTGGAGTAATCCTAAGAGTTTTAGGATCAGCAGAAATTCTATAAGTAGGTAAATTACTACCAGAACCCACTATGATAGAAGTAATTATCTCAGGATTAGCTACACTTCTAAAATAATAGATACCGGGAACTGTAGCAGTATAGATACTCTCATTATCATGCCTTTTATATCCCCATAAGTTATCGGGATCAGATTCTTCTTTTTTATACATTACCTGATACCTTAAATCAGCTTCAGGCCAATCGGAAGTTACTGTAATTCTAATAGGTACTTTATTATTAGATCCCAGTATAATGGAATTAATCTTGGGATTTACGAATTCAGCAAATATAGTATACTCATCGATAAATCTAAACCCATAATCTACAATAGTAACAGATACATTGAAAGGTTTAAACCTATTGATGATATTCTCTACGCCCTTTCTAAAAGAGAAAAATCCACTTTGGTATTTATCAGTATATGGATGACCAGTAACTTTAAACTTTACTGGTATACATTGGGTACACTGAAAAGAATTATCAAAAGTACCTTTATCAAAATATACTGCTTGATCGAATCTTGGTTTAGATTCTTCTGGATTAATCCAACCATTATAATCTTCTTCTTTGGTTGGATCCTGCATTTCGCATCGAATACCATACATTCGGAAGATTATTTCGAAAAAGCTTTGGCTACCTCGGATTTTTAAAAGGGATATAGAATACCCTAATAATCTTCTTACTTGTTCTGAGGTTAATGAGAAAGGTCCAGACTTCGGTATAATCCAAGTTCTGGATAACATCTCTAATTCTGAATCACCCAAGAGACCATTGAAGTTAGTTCTCCAAGCCTCTTCATCTATATGATTGCCTATGGCAAAAGGCATTTGTCCCAATAATTCCCAGAAATATACTAGATACATGTCTGGAGTTTTATCGAGATCTTGGATTTCTAGTAACTTAGTGGTATCGGAATATATTTCATTTCCAAAGTAATCTCCACAGATATCTAGAAACCTTTGTAAAATGCCCTTTCCATCTACCTTATACGTATCAGAATCTTTGAAGTAATAAGGTAGCATGTCTATGAGATTCTTGAAATCGATCATATTAGATAGTTTCTTTTACGGTTAATGTAAGCTGTGAATTACTACTGAATACTGGGATATTAAACCCGGGATCCTCATAATCCATATTGGGTTCTGAAATAGTTATAGAATACCTAAATCCACTCTGATAACCATTATTTGCTACACCAAATGAGAAAGTTACATCATTGTCTGCATCTTGGTAAGTAGAAGAATTGCCCACTCTACCAGTACTATCAAACCCTCCTTTTGCGGCTCTAATTCTAAACTCGGTATTATTAGAGAAGGTAATAAAATAAGTATTAGAACCAGTTGCTTTCTCTAACTTAAAGTTATTGATAAGTAATTCTCGATTGCCATAGATAGTATTAGGCCAAGGCTTAGTATAGAATTTTTTAATATGGAGATAATCTACCATTGAGCAATTATCTATGAGGGCATATATATCGGAGATTCTAACACTTCCTCCGATAGTAGATTTCTCTGGAGAATAAGCATTATACAAGGCAGTAAGTATTTGCTGTTGAATCTCTGCAGTCTTATAAGACTTCCTACCAGTCACTTCAATATCCAAGATAATCTGAACGGTACCTGCAGTCTTAACTTGAAGCCAAGTAGATAAAGGAGATCTTTGAGATAATAGGTTATATACTTTATCTATCCTGGCATCTCCTGCAGAGCTACCATTATCTGGGTTTATGTATACTGTAAGTTTTCTACTACATTCATAATCTACAGCGGCTTTGTTAACTCCCTCTACGGTCATTGCTAAATCAGCAAAATCTTGAGCAGTAATGGCTACTCCCAAAGTCTTAACACTAAGAGGTATGTGCTCTTTGATCATCTGGAAGTTTTCATAGTTTGAACCACCTGCTGCAGCATAAGTATTACTTACAGTAGCATCGGAAATCACTCCTGAAATAACAGCAGGTACCGTAGTAATAGAACCTGAGCCTATGTTACCATTATATCCCTTAGTAAGATAGAAGATTACCTCTGTAATCCTATCTCCTGCATTAGGTTTAGCTCCATATAAACCATCCCCAAAATGTAAATAAGGGTTAAGAGCAGAATCCACAGATACCATAAAATGCTTATCTTTAGGTTTTGAATAAGCAAAGGTATCCACTAATACCCAAGTTTCCCCACCTATTTTTAAACTCATGGTACCATGTTCATAGTATTTACCATTGGGTAAAGTACCCAGAGTAATTATTACTCGATCATCTGTAGGTATAATGATACCGTTCAATCGAGAATTACTATATACTTCGTGTTGAATAAGAGGAACTTTACAGGTAGTAGTATTAGGCCACCAAGTTACATCTCGGGAAGACATCCAAACATTTCCAGAGTTATCTGTAAATACGGTACCTGCAGGTATAAGGATATTAGCACCAATATTTTCACTCGTAATAGATCTAGTTAGAGTTACATCCACTGAAGCTGCAATAGCAGACTTAGTATTATAATCTACTAATTTACCTTGTTTTACTACTGAATCATACTTTCGAGCAGTAGGTAAAAAAGTTTCCCTTGCTACATTATCAATGTAGTAATGTAACACCTCTGCGATAGCTGCAAACAATGAAAGGATAATAATGAGGATATTCCCCTCTGAGTAATCAGTAATGAGGATATCTCCATTCTTATCCTTGATGTTTGTTAGCCCCTCTATCAACTTAGCCTTAATTTGCTGATAGGACCTTTGATAAGGATTTAGCCATTTGTTAGTGATTCCCATATCAATAATTATTAAGTGAATTATTTAATCGATCATAGGCAATGCCCAGGTACTGGCTAGTGTTAGAACCATTAATCACATAGGCAACTTCTATATTTACCTTTGAACCAACTCTTGTTACGATTATTTTTTCAAAGGTGATCCTCTGTTCCCAAGTACCAATAGCATCCTTAATGAACTCTTTAATTATGAACGAAAGGGCTTGTGAATTTGGTTCTTCAATACATTCCCATAGTCGATTACCAAAGTTTTCTTGTCTGAATCTTTGCCCTATTAAATAATATAGGATAGAGGAAATATTATTTCTAACCAAATCGAAATCCCCATTAACTGGATAAATCCCAGTAAGACCTGATTCGTTTTTGGTTATGGTAAAAGGAAATAGAATACCCTTACCAACTATACCGGTGTAATAATTATTTTCCATTAGTGTATGAATTTAGGGTTTTCATAATCTTCTTGTTTATACTGGGTAAAAGGCTGAGAAGCTTGAGTAGGTGTAGGCCCAGTACTAGCCGGACCAGAAGTAACTCCAGTATGAACATGAGTATTGAACAAGTTTCTCAAGTTCTCGAGTTCTTTAACAGTTTGGTTTAGTTTCTCTGTTAACTTAGCAATAATTACCATCCCCTCATTAGTACCCTGGTTCATAATGATAGAATCTCCAGCTACTATATTAATATCCCTTTCAGAATGAACTATAGAGTTACCCTTATTAGATACTATCACATCACCATTAAAGTACAAATTCAGAGTTCCAGAATCATCATCTATTACTATAACATTACCTTCTGGAGTAACTATACCACATTTGTTGGGTCCATCTAAGGGTGAGGGTATTTGTTCTATTCCCCAACCATGATATTCCCATAGAGGTTTAGTAGGGTCTCCAAATTCGAAAGTAACAAATACTATATCACCTATCTTTGGAGCTAAATATTTAAACCCAGTCTGGGTAGATCCATGCTGACCCTTTGGTAAAGCCCAAGTCATAATCCCACTCATCACTTCTGGGACCATTACTTTAAGCCGATTCATATGTTTTTCTTCATCAATATTATTAACTACGATAGCTCTATAAGTACCATAATATCTTTGAAGACCCTCTAACCCTTGTTCGGTTATTACCTTTGCAGTTTCAAATCCCATAGCTATTTCTTATTTTCTTGGTTCTTTTGAAGAAGTTTTCGAGCAGCATCTAGATAGTTATATCGATCTTTATACTTATCCACATATTTTTTAGGAGCTTCTCTAACTTGGACTTTCTGATCTAGAACTACTCCATTACTAGTAACAGTTTCAGTAGTTACTACTGTACCCATAGTACTTTTTACAGGATCATCTGCATAAGCTTCATTCCAAGCTCTAACATTAGATACCTGATCCCCGACAGTTTTAGCTCCTGCAAATTTATTTCCTTTACTTTTATCTGCAAGCTGAGTAGAATAGTAGGTTACTTCTTGTTCGGTAAAATTAACCTGAACCCCAGTTTCACCGTTGTTATTATCTAGATCTTTACCGAGAGAAGTAGTAGCATTCTTCTTTTGGCCATTTGCCATCATATCCTTAGTATTAAGAGTTGCCTTAGTAGTAGAACTACCACTCTTAGCACCATTCTTAACAAGCTCTAATTGACAAGTATACCCATTACCTGCATCCATCATATGAGTACACTTTTTGATATACCAAGCTCCTGACCATTTTCTACCGATATTATCGATTACCAATATCTGAGAGGATTCTAAGGAAGGTCTACCCACTACTACCATCTGACATTCTTGTTTCCTCTCAGTATATTTCAAACCGTTATTAGCAGCAGATTGCATTGCTTTAGCCCAATTCTTAGCTCCTCCGAACCTGTTGAATAAGTTGTGATAAAGTTTATAGATTGGTACATTATAAGCCACTTTCTTAAGCCTTCGGATTTTTACTTTTGCTTGAACAATTTTTCTTTCAAATTTTGAACCTTGTTCAATTTCACCTGCCGCATTAGTAGTAGTTTCTATGCTAAGAGAATTAGGAATTACCTTAATCATTGGGTCCTTCTCTAAAGCAGCCATACCTCTTTGAACACTGGGGTTTTTACTACCATCGGTTCCAAAAGCCACTTCATCAGAAGAATCTCCAGTAGGATCAAATTCTCGAGGATCTACCTCTTCTTCAGCCATGTATTCCATTTTCTGATCCCCCACAAAGAGGTATTTACTTCCATTCAAAGCCTCTTTAATATCAGATTCTGGATCCTTACCAGATTTTTTAGCTCTATCTAAAGCTTGAGTAATAGCATCTTGTTTATTGCTGGGTAATTGCTTAACAGCAGTATCAATAGCTTTATTCAAATCTTCATTGCTGAGGTTATTTATTGCAGCTTCCTTACCAGATTTATAAGCTGCTGCAGGACCTTCGGATTCGAATTCTTTTAGAGAACTATTGAACTTCATTTGATTTTGCTTAGCTGCCCAGTAGTCGGTATTCTTAGCCTTATATTCAAAATAAGGAGCATCAGTAGGAGCACTTCTATAATCCTCAAATTCATTACTGGCATAATTAGATACCTGAGTATTATCTACTGATTGCATATATGGGTTTTCTTGTTTAGGGTCAGGTTCTTTTATCTCGGAAGTACCTACTACTAGATCCTTACCTTCTGGATCTATAGTTTGAGTTAATTGAAACTTTACCCTTTTGGTAACTTCCCGAGTAGTAAAGGATATACTTAATACCTCGCCATTCTCTTGTTGATAGGCATAATGATAATAGGGTTCTTCGTTAAATTTACGATTGTGTATGTATATAACCCCATCCCTTGAATCTACATACCAAGGTCCATTGGGATATGATGAAAACTTTTGCTCCAATTGGATTAACACATTGTTACCAGCTAATCCGAAATCATCATCCAGGAGTTCTTTTATATCATCTGGCATAGCTACTTGAGCTACTCCACTAAAAGAATTAGCATAGAGTATCTTTCCGGATGATTTTTGATTATCATAAGTAGGCACCTGTAGTGACTCGTATACTTTATTACTTATAATTTGTTTAGCCATTACTGAAATAACTCTATGATTACACCGGTGTTATTGTTACATCCCTCCTCTATAAACTTAGAGAATTTATATTGAGGCAAATCAGAGTAAGTGTAAGGTGGTTGAAATCTCAGATCTCCAACTGAATCTATACACTTTAAGGTTACATGAGTACCCATAGCATCAAAAGTACAATCGAAATCTCTAATCTTAATGGTTTTAATAGGCCCAGAGATGAATTGCCCATCAGGATATACATATCCCCATTGAAGAAAGATAACAGATCCCTCTTGTAATTCTGGTATATCTACGGTATCTGGATCTCCAGTATCAAATACTAAAGTAGCCAGATTTTCTTTTTCCTCATCATACATATAAGTAAATTTACTTATATACGCTCCAAGAGGTATACCAGTAACGGTATTCATTACTGGCATACCCAGGGAATCGAACAAAGCCAAGTAAGGCATGGCTGTTCCATTATATAATATAGGCTGGTTTACTTTAGTTGCCATACATTGGAATCCTTAAAAGTTTACCTGGAACTATCTCGGTAAAGGGGTCAATAATCTGATTAGCCTCAGCTATTAAATACCACTTACCTGAATCACCATAAGCAGCAAATGCAAGGTTCTGGAGTGTTTCTCCTTCTTTGATTGTATGCTGTTTATCCTTTGAAGTATAAGGAACTAACGGAGGATCAGTTTCTAAGGAATACTCTCCATCCCTATATTTCAATACATAGGCCGAATCATAAGGGCTAGCTCCAGTTAAGTACTGATTTAAATTTATCATATCTGAATACCTTTCGTTTTCTTTAAGTCCTCATCAGTAACAAAATCCTGATAGGATAAGTTGTATGAACTAACTCTCTTAAATATCAACTCTTGAGTAGCGGTACTGGGAGTTAATCCCAAACTCATTATCTCTTGAGAAGGTTTGCCATTAGAGTCTCTCTTTCGATAAGCATTCCTAAAATTAGATAAGGAATAGGTTGCCGAAGTGAGTATGTACTTATGATTAATAAAGATACCCGAATTACCCCATTGTATCATCAAAATAGGTGGCCCTGCTTGATAACCATTGGATTTAGTCCAGGATTCTAATAACCGACATTTGAATAATACCTCATTAGGGTTTTCTGGGTCATTGCAGAACCAAGATACATTGAATTGGATTATATCTTCAGATCCAGTAAAATGATACATGGGAGTATTTCTACCCATAGATTTAATCGTAGCTAAGGTAGATTCTCCTCGGAAATCCAAAGAAGGAGGTCTATTCTGTAATATGATATATTGATAGGGTGATTTAGATAAGTTATAAATGATCACTTGATTATCTCCAGGATTCCTATCTACCTCATTTACAAAGAAAGCAGTTTTCTTTTCTGAAGCAGATTGACCCTTTGCTGGATCTGGACCATCTTCTACTTTTACCAAGCTAGTCAATTCATGTTTTAGGATTAACCTATATTGACCCTGTAGCTGTTCGTTTATTTTAGGTTGTTTAGAAGAAACTTGAGCTTCTCCGAATACACCATTGGGTATATATAATTTACCCTTATCAGCTTTATCTTTTGGTAAAAGAGAAGTAGCTCGGTTTAGTAATATCCGAGCTCTCCATAATTTATTAAGTGGCCCAGTAAGAACTCCAGCAGTATCTTGGGTAAGATCATTATACTTTTTAACAATCTTACCGGCTGCTTGGTTTAATATTCTTGCCATAATTGAATGTATTTTAGTTTATGCCCAATAATGTACCGCCAGTATAATCATTAGAAGTTCCAGGAGTCCAAGTACCTACTGATTCACCATCTACTGTAATACCAATGTTGGATTCTTTGAAACCATCTCTGATTGCTACCTTAACTGCATCAATGAAAGCTTGTTGATTACGAGCCTGAATAGCAGCTTCTGGTAGTCTTCTAGATTCTTCAAGAGCCCGGGTATTACTATCCAAAGAATCTGAATTTTTATCTAATAGGCTAGTTAATAAAGGAACTCCAATGGTAAATGCCCATCCCCATCCAGGAAGTATTTTACCCAATGTACTCACGGCAGTTAAAGCTGTACCTACACCTTTAATAACTCCCTTACTTAAGCCTTTACCAAGAGCCCATCTGGCAAATTTAGAAGTACCTCCTGCAAGTAAGCTACCGCCTCCTGCCATTCTAGATCCAGCTCCTGAACCATTGCCTCCACTAATATTACCTGCCATAGGATCAAAGGGATCAAAAATAGTTTTAGGAACCTTAGCATACCTACCAGTTTTTGTCCAGATCCATTGACCTGCACTATTTCGTGATAAACCTGCCATTTGCATTTGTAAGATAAGTATATCCCTCATGATATTACCTATTCTTACTAAGTGCATTTCCATAATGGCAAACTGTTGGTTAGTTCTAGAAGTAGCCCCAGTCATACCATTAGCTACAGTATTAGCAGCAGCATGAAAAGTTCTGATCATCCTAAGAGTCATAGCTATAGTACGGTAGCCATTAACTATAACAGTAACAGCAGTTCCTACAGCCATAGTCTGAATAAGGAACTGGCCCATGCCCCCTAAACTAGCTAGTTTATCAGCTAATTTGGCTATTAATCTTAGGCCATCAACAATTGGGTTAAATAGAGGAGCTAACTTGTTACCCACAGTAACTACTAAGTTCTCAAAAGCAGAATTCATCTGGTCTAACTTACCAGCCATGGTATTAAGCCTTTCCTCATTCTTCTGATCGACTATGCCTTGATTCTTATCATAAAGCCCCATGATAAGATTCATCTTATCCCTACCAGAAGCCATATCGTTAAGAATTGGTATAATACCTCGCATACCTCGAACTCCGAAGATATTATAGAAAGCCTGGGTTCTACCCATTGCAGTCATCTGCTTATAAGACTCAAGGAACTGTTGGAAAGCATTATACAGACCCTTAAAACCACCCTGAGCATCATAGAAATCCTCCGAAGTTAATCCTAGTTCTTTTAACCAAGAAGAACCCAATTTTTTCTGTTCTGATAGTGATAATTGTAAGTTACGAACCATGTTACCCAATGAGGTACCAGCCATTGACCCCTGAATACCCATATCACCCAGTACACCAGTAGCAGCAGCTAATTCTCTCATGCTAACACCAGCAGCTTTCATATCTGCTCCTGAATATCGGATAGTAGCTGCTAAATCTTCCAAGCTTATATTAGCATTCGTAGTAGCTGTATACAAGTCATCGGATACTTTAGCAGCATCTCCCATGGGAATTTGGAACATAGACATGATATTAGTCATCATATCAGCTACTCCACCTTTCCCACCTGGATCTATATTTAGGATAGAGGCTAGTTTAGCTACTGGAGGTATCATCTTCTCTATTGCATCAGCCTTATTACCAGCCATAGCTAAATAACGAGCAGCTGAAGAAACCTGCATAGCCGTCAAAGGAGTTTCTTCATTCACCTGCTTGGCTACTTGCAATAACCTATTTTGTTCAGCTTGAGTAGCTCCAGCAATTTTAGAAGCCATCCAAATCTCATTCTGAACTCCAGCAGAATATTCATAGGCTCTATACATGCTCTTGAGCACCTGAGCTCCGTAATCCGCTAAGGATGAACCTGACATCTGAATACCTCTAGACCAGGTACTCATATCATTCATCATCGTCTTAAACGAATTCGAAATCCTTCCAGACTCTTTAGAGAATTGGTCCCTTAGCACCATTGCTATACCAACCTCAACTATATTTTTACCTGAATTGAACATATTATTTGCCTTTGGATTTTTTCTCTATAAGTTTAAAATAAGCTTCGGCATTCTCTAAGAATCTTTTCCTTACCCTATACGGGAGAACTAAAAAGCTGAGATAATCCATCCTTATCTCAGCTCTACTTATATAAGCAAAATCGCCCTCTAAGTCTATTCTCCCGTCAGGAAGAAAAAATCTGGAGCTCCGAATATAAAGTATTTTGCAGTTTGACCGGTGTTCGGATTTTCGATTTCTGCATTACCCTGGAAGATTGGGTCTATAGCAAATATCTCTCTTCTGATTTCCTGCATATCCCTTGGAGAGAACAAAGAAAAATTGAGTACCTTCTCATATTTATCGTCTACTCTCAATCGAAGATTTCGATAGATGAGAGGAGTATTTCTAGTTTGTTCTACTTGAATAGATTCCTTTTCATTTTCTCCAGTCATACAATCGAATAATAACTCTTTGCCTGAAGAAGTAAAGATCTGATGATCTCTTAATTTCTTACCCATCGGGTAATAGGGGATGGCTTCAGGTTTTTTCTCAACTTCTTCTTCAGAGGGGGATACTGAGTAATCATCGAACAGAAGTTCATGAAGATCTTGGCCATACATTACTTTACCCCCAAATTCTTTACCCCAATCGAATTCGAAGGATACTTCTTCTCCCAAAGAGAATATACGGGATTGGATAATAATAGCATACCTATCGTTAACAGGAAGAGCAAGTGCATCTTCAACACTTAGTTTTCCCTTAGCAGTAAAATCAGTTTTTACTACGATTGCTGAAATAAACTTGGTAAGGTTCATCAGAGTTCTTGCATCTACCGGATTACTAAGGATGTCTTCATCTGCTCCGTTTTGTTCCCGGATTTCATAGAAATAACCAGAAGGAGCTACAAATCGAAAGGTTCTAAATTCCATAATGTTTTTGTTTATTTGGTTATACTTAAAATTATAGTTATGTTAAGGTTTAACAACAAGAAAGGGGTGAAGATACCCATAAGGAATCCCACCCCTCCCACCTAAAATCTTAGCAAAGAAAAATGACTAAGGATTAGTACTTATCGGCTGTACCAACAGAGAATTCGATTGATTCAATTGAGTTTTCTGAAGCCATTCTATCGAGTTCTTGACCATTTACCTTACATGGCCAAACTTCTTCGAAAAGGTGAGTGTTAAGTACTGATACTCCATCTTCGGCAAGTTCATTTACTATTACGGTTTCCCAATATTGGCTGGGTACCAAACCTCCACCAACAATGTGATCTTGGCAAGAATAAAGCCAATCATGAAGCCAAGTATCTGAACCAGAAGTGGTCATCAGTTTCTCTACTATCAGATTACCGATAGTAACTCTACCAGCAGTTTTAACATCTCTGTTAATATCACCATGAGCTACCTGTTCTATCTCGATATCTGGCAAAGTACAAGTTTGAAACAGATATGTATTGATAGGGTGCTTAGGGAAGGTTATGCTCCATAAGAATTTCTTCCGAGGATTTTTTACTTTTGCTCCCATATATCTTAGAGTTTATTGATTAGACGAATCTTCTGAAATAGAAACTGATTTAGATGCAGAATCGATTACGATGTTAATTGTAACTTCTTGCATAGGAACGATATCCTTATATTTAAGGATCACTTTATATTTACCTTGACGAACATCTGCTTCATTATTTACAGTAAGCTGATCGTAAGAGGAAGCATCCTGGTCACCCATATAGGTATATTCTGACATGGCATCTTCATCTACCAAGTTATCCAAGATAGGTTTAATTTCCAGCCAGATCTTATTCCAAGTGTTCCAAATATTGGGTTCTTCAAGATACTTTTGGAAAATGGGCCTTAAGCTCTTCTTGAGGTAAAGATTCAACCGAACGATAGAAAGGAATCTCTCTGAATCTTGTTTTACCTGTGAGGTAAATAAGTGCCAAAGCATAGTCTGTTTACCAGCATCTGGAGTATCCTTAATTACCATCATATTAACATAGGATTGAGCCAATTCGTTCAGATCTGCATATCGAGAAGGAGAACCATAGTTCGGGCATACCGGACCTACAGCATCATAGATTACTCCACGGTTCATACCCGCAAATGATTTCCAAGGACCATATTGAGAAGCAGAAGCATCTCCCAATCCCACTACAGTTCCTACTACATCTGAATCTTGGAGATTACCTTTTTCATTGTAGTATTTAAGACCACCTCCAAAATAGGCAATATACTTAGAGTTACCAATTGTACCCAAACAGGTTTCAACCCAGGAGATTATATTCTTCTTATCTCTTGGCTGATCGCCTTGAGTATAGTGAGTACGGTGTTTGGGAACTTCGATGTAATAAGTATATTCTTCGAGTTCCTTAACCATATCAGCAGCGGCCTTATGTACCTTAAGTACTTCAGCATCCTGTTCCAAATGTTGAGAGATATGGGAACAGAAGAGTTGGTATACATCGGTATAATCCTTTACGAATTCCAATGAAGCAATCCATTCGTCGGCAGTCGGTGTAGTACCGGCATTACCAATGGTACCATCGAAAGATACTTCTTCGTTAGTTACCTCTTTTTCTCCGATAGTAACAGTTACCTTATCTTTACTACCATCTACAGAATTAGTTAACCACTGAATCAGATTCTCCCATGATTTAATACCTTCTACGGTTTCAGTCATCTTCGGTTCGATATACTGGGAATTCTTAGCAAATGCCGAGAGAGCCAAGTAATCGAAAGAAGTATTATTGAGAGAGTCTGCAGTTTTATAAGTGAGTACTGGACCTTGTTCCAGGATTTCTCCAGTAGCTCCATAGATCACATAGTAAATGGTATTAAATTGTTTATAGAAACCTACTCTAAAAGTTTCTCCAGTACCAATGGGATCTCCATAGCCTTTAGTTACTAATCCAAATCCTACGGTAGTAGAACCTGAGGTAATCTTTACCAAGGTTTGAGGAGTAACTGGGTCTGGGGTAGATGAAGCTACTACTGGAGATTCTTCTTTATCCGAAGCAGGCTTCAATCTTCTGGCAGATTCACGAGTAGCTTTTACTACACCCTTAGTGGCACCTTTACCAAGTACTCGAATAATACGCAGCTTTGAACCACCTACAAGTGCCTTTTCGATATTTGATACAGAACCATCAGGTACTATCTCTTTTCCAAACTGTCTTTGGAATTGAGGATAAGAAGAGATGATTTCTGAGGGGTCATCGTATACACCTTTAGTAGTTCTAGCCAATACACAAGAAACTCCTAACATAGGAGTAGTCTGCAGAACATTATTGTTCTGAAAGACAAAATCAACATGAGGTGAAGTTGGCATATTACTTGTTTTTAAAAGTTAGTTACTTGTTTATTTAAAACCGATAAGTATCGCTCGGTTTAGCTTACTATATGTAAGTTGAGCATTTCCTCTTCTTTTTCTTCGGTTGTGCCAATTAGAACCGATATATCTGTAATAGGTACAAGTTCTCCATCTCCAGGAATCTTTTCCTCAAGAAGACCATCTACGCAAGTGTATTGATATACCTTCTCTAATATACCATGTTCTACATCTTGGTGATCATAATAGTTACCTATCTCTATATACAGATTACCAGTAGGACCTACTCGCCCTGAAGACCATTCTTCTAGATCATTATAATAGGGTTTTAAGTAACCTCTTGAAGGTAAAGCTTGGTACATGAGGCTATGGAGTAACCTCATATCTGGCTGGGTATTTGCTACCAAGTGAACATCAATAGTTATATCTTTAGTTTCGAAAGGGAACTCTGATGCTTGGTAGTTACCATTCTCTAACTTATCTCCTATTATAAATTTCTCTACTCCAATATTACCCGGATAATATCCCTGTAACTCTAAAGTGATTCTTGGGCAAGTTTTTATACCTCGTACTTGATTATTACCTATTCCAAAAATTGGGATGAATTTCTTTAAACCTTTTATATCAGCCTCAAACTTTTTCTCATTTTCAGGAGATACAGGTAAATAATCTTGGGGATTAACAGTTAATCCTTTTTCTAAAGCAGTATGTAGTAAACTTATATAGAAAGTTCTTTCTACGATTTCTTCTGTATTTACCATAGAAATCTTTATTGAAGGTGATTGGATATTGAAAACCTATATTGACCAGCTATAGTAGTAGTAGAGGCATAGAACCCTCCTGGTAACCTTCCAACGAAGTTCCAGATCCTTTCAGATTCGGTTCTATCTAAGTGATCAAAATCATAATAATTCTCTGAAGATAACCCTGGACTTCTTAGGTTTTCTGTAGTACTAAATTCCCCATTGCTGTTAAATTCTCCTAAAGTTATACCACTTACGCCTTGGGGTTCTAATCTAAGTCTTTGGCCAATTCTAGTCATTCTACCCGAAACTCTAACAACTCTGAAGGATTTAGACCAAGAATCATTTTGGCCACTAGCTTTTAAAGCCATAGCCATACTATTGCCTTCGGATACTTCAAAATCTATAGTATAGAAATCATCATACCTTAAAGTAATAATAACCCGATGATCCTTATTGATTGATTCATTCGAACTATAGAAATCTTTAAAATGAACACCTCTGAAAACCCACATGGGTAACATTTTCTGTGTAACTTGTAAATCTATAACTTGATTAGTATCAGCCTGTACTGCTCTACCCCTCATAGTTCTATCCTCACTATTAGGATTTTTGGAGAATGAGAAACTAGTACTACCTGCACTCATATCAGAACTGTCAGAATACAGGGTATATCCAACTCCCTCTCTTCGACTACCAACCATCCTGTAAGATTCTATTTTGGGATCATAAGAAATATCATCATATTCTACTGTAGTAGATGGGAGACCTGCAGAAAAATAGTAATGAACATTTGCAGCTTGTTCAATCACTACGTCTTGAACTTGTCCAGATTCAGCTTGAGTAAACCTGATAGTCTCTATTCTACTATCAGTATTATCATTAGCTTCAGCCCTTAAAGTAGTTCCATCTATGGATACGAATGAATTACCAGAATAATGAATAGCAGTGTAATTTAGTGGTATCTCTTCTCCAGAAGGATTTCCATTTACTAGCTGTTGCTTAGTAGACTTAATGGTTAAGCTTACAGATCCTCCACCTGGATCAATACTAGTAGAAGTAGGTTCTACAGTAAAGGTATATTTCCAACTTAATACAGCAGCTCTCTGGATAAGGTTAATTGGTTGCCTTTTTCCACCAATCTCTACATATATAGTTTGGTTAATATCTTTACCAGTAGTATTATATTCTGAGGGTTGAATGTTAATGGTGGCAGGTCCAACTCCAGAAGTCTTATCGATATTAAAAGCCATGATTCCTTAATTGTTTTCTGATTTCATTTCTTAGTATTTTCTGTAATACCTTAGTTCCACCTGCAGCTTTATATGCAGGAGCCCAAAGAGGACGAGGAGGAAGGTTAGAATCTCTACTACCATACTCTAATAGGATGGCAATTTGATTTAGGGTTTTTCCAGATTCTTTACCTTTCTTTCGTATTTTCCTTACATTATTAGGTAAACCTACATAGGTTCGATTACGTTGATGGTAAATATTTACCGATCTTTTATATTGACCAGTCCAATTCAAAAGGGTATGTTCTCCCAAAGCTTTTACGGTGTTTGCAGCATGAGGTGGCCAAGATACCCCTGAACCAGCTGGAGGCATGCCAGTTGATAAGCATTTTTTCACTATCCTAAGAAGTTTTTCACCAAACTTTCTAGTGCCATTCTCGTAAGACTTGGTAAGGATACTTGGTACACTTTGTATAAGTTTCTCGGCTCTGGCTTGTTGTGCTTTATCAACGTAAATCTCAAGCCTTCCAGAAGGAATATCTAATGTACGATTAACTGATTTAGTTGCCATAATGGATCACTTTAAAACTAAAAGAGGGATACACATAACTTTAATTATATGCACCCCTCTAAACTTCTATTCCCACCCAAAATATCTTTAAACTACGGATTCAAGTATATATTCATAAGTGATTACTGCTGCAGCTTTGTTCAATAGTAACTTCTCTTACTACCCCACCTGCTGAAGATATGGTTAAGGTTCCTGTTCGAACTTTTCATCACTGGTAACTTCGATAAGATCATTGCCAAAACCTTCGGATTTATTTACATGAATCCAAGGGGCCATAGCAGATACCATTATAATTCTATCCTTTTTCTATAACCTATCAATTAAAAAGAGGAACCCCAATAATGAGGCTCCTCTGACTTTTAACCTGATTACTTTTAAGAGATAGTCCAGCTATCATTAGAAGTAATGGTGATAGTCTTAGAACCACCAGTAGCTTCGAAGGTAAGCTGTTCAGGACTAACGGTCAATTTAGAATCAGCAGCAGATTGGGTAATCGTAGCAGTAGCACTTACTTCTGTATTTACAGGATCACTTGCCTTAACTGTGTACCGTTTGTTCTGAATAGAACCGTTAGCAGCAAAGTTCACAACTACAGTTACTACGTATTCACCGCTAGCTCCCGGGTCACCAGCCGGAGTATAAATACCACCAGCTTCTGGAACATCTACGTTGTTTACTTTTACAGAACCTACTGTACCACTGTTACCAATTTCAAGTTTAAACTTCTCTACATTGGTTTTGAATTTTACAGTAGCAGTAGTAGCCTCTGCTCCCACATTAGGATCTGATTCCTTAGTGATGTAGATTGCCTTACCACTCTGTACTACAGATACAGATTTGCTTACGCCTCCGTTAGTAGCAACCTGAATAGCAGTGTTACGATCATTACGACCAAGGTAAGCATCAACAGTTACTTGTACAGTACCATTACCAGTACCAGTTTTCTTGTCGAGGTGAGCCCATCCTGCAATAGCTCTAGCCTCTCTCAATTTTTCTCTGTCCATTTTGTTTTTTTTTGAAAGTTATATAAAATTATTTAGCAGTCCATTTGGCATTAGAATATACCTCGAAAGGTATATCTCCACCCTCTGAACTGAATGTGATTTGGTTTACAGAAGTTACCAAGTAGGTAATAGGTACCCAAGCAGTACCGTTCCAAGCCTCGAAGATCTCTTCTTCGGTATTATAATAAATATACCCAACCTGAACTCCTTGAGGTCTTTCTTCGGTAGTACCTTGCCGTTTAGAATCCAAAGGATTACCCATTGAATCTACCCAGGCATTGCCATTCCAGATACCCAATTTATTAACTTTAGTATCGAAATAAGTTTGGCCTGGTTGAGGATTAGAGGGGACTTCTACCCCTCCACCTAGATTATTCTCTACTCTCCATCTACCAGTAGTAGGATCTACTGAGTTAGAAGATTTGAAGGTGTATCTTTTACCATCTTCAAGACAGTAAGAAGAATGGCCTTCATCAATATCAGCTTCAGAAAAAGCCTTCATCTCAGCCAAAGTTTTGAATTGATCTCTTTCAAAATTTGGCTTCTTTCCCTTATAAGAAAGGTTATCAATATATTGTACTGCCATAATTATTTGAATTGAAGTGAGTAATTAGATACTGTAGAAGCTTCGGAAAGAACATATACATAATACATTTCCCCATTTACTTCCAATTCACTACGAGTATAAGAATTGATGAACTCATTCTTACCATCCGTAATAGAAGTAAGAGCTCTAAATACTTTAGGATAAGCATAACAGTTCTTCTGGGCATTTTGGTTGAATGCTGAAGTATTATATGTTTTGCTATTCTTAATGATTTCACCACTGCTTAAACCTTGGATACCTTCAGGAGTAGGAGTAAAGTTACTTTCTACTACTCCGAAATAAGAAGGATTAACGAATACTGCTAAAACCGAACCAGTCTTAGTAACTCCCTCCTTAGTTGCCTCAACTCTAAAAGTAGTATTAACAGTAATTCCCGGGAACTGTTTAGAAGTTAATGAAACCTCTATCGGTTCATTGTTAATCTTTAAAGAATCTGGTGTAACTGCATCGGGACCTTGTTTGAGTGACCAACTTACTGTTACGGTTTGAGTAGTAGTCTTTCGATATACTCCACCTCCAGTTACAGTAAGTGTTAATGGGAATACTGAAGCAGCAAGTTTCTGGAGAAGTACTTTATCCTCATATGACATAAGTCCTCCATGTCCACCATCCTCTAAAGAAGCAACAGGTATATCATATTCTGTAGAAGCTTTGAATTCCCATTCTTCATGTTGCGGCCTCTTTTCATACCGTTTCACGTTTATACCCACTTTATTTTTCCTAACTGGGTTTTCTTCAAAGGCATTTGGTTTATACAAAATTACCCCAGAAACTACACTGTTGGGCAAAGAATCAATTCTATCTTTCAATAGCTTACCATTAGAACCTTCATAAGCAGTTCCATGAGTTTCTCCCAATACTACTGTTTCTGAAATTACAGTCATATCCTTACCATCCCATCGTTTGGTAATATTGGTACGACCTTCTTCATCAGCTCTACGGAAGTTATAGATTACATCCTCTTTAGGTTCGATTCCGGCATCCCATCCATCAATAGTTTTAGTGTATATCTTTTTATCCTCAAGGACATAAAGTCTATCACCAACTTCCATATCAGGTACTGAATCACGATCTGAAAGAAGGTTTACCTGTTTCTCTATACCCATTACACTGTAAGTAGCCCCCTCAGGTAATTGTTCAGGTTTAATCTTACCATTGCCATCAAGAGAAGCCAAACCATTAGCTTGATCTTTAGTAGCTTTAAATTTAGTAAGATCATCTCTAACCTTTTTAATAGAGGTCTGCATTGCAGAATCAGCATCTGATCTATTTTGGGTTTCAGTTACCAAATTCTGAGCAATCTCATTTTCCTTTGCAGTAGCCCGATTTACTTCAGCAGTAATATCTTGGGTATTCTTAGTTACCTTTGCTTGTAAATCTTCTATAGCTTCTGTATGACCTTGAGATTCCTCAGTAATGCGTTGAGAAAGTTTTTCATCCTCAGCCTTACGATCGATAATCTCTTGATCTAATTTCTGAGTTATCTGAGTATCAGCTTGGGTTCTTGCAGTAGCTTCATCTTCAATCTTCTTAGAGAGATCAGTTCTAATTTGGGAATCGGCTTGGGTTCTTGCTTGAGATTCTGCATCGATATTCTGTTGAAGAACCTGATCTGCAGCTTTACGATCAGAAATCTCTTTAGCCAACCCATCAGCATTAGTATTAATCTTCTCTTGTAAGGCAGTATCAGCAGCTTTACGATCAGCTACTTCAGTTTCAAGATCTTTCTTCAGTTTATCTACATCACTAACATTAGTATCTACCTTGGTCTGTAAAGACTGGATCAAAGATAGGTTAGTCTGAATAGCCTGGGTATTCTCTTGGATAAGAGCATCCTGAGCACGGATCTGTTGCTGAAGAGTCTGGTAATTCTGATTAACAATCTGTCTCAATTCAGTTCCCAAAGCTGTAAGAGAAGTTCCAAGATTGGTTATCTCAGACTTCATTGCAGCATCTGCCTCTTTTCGATCCGAGATTTCTTTATTAAGATTTTCACCCTGAAGGGTGATCTTAGAAGAAAGTTCTTGATACTTGGTATCTAAGTCCCCTTGTACTTGAGATACAGCATTTGTACGATCTTCTACTTCTTGGTTAATCTGTTCTGCCAAAGCAGCCAACTTCTTGGTAATAGTAGTAGCAAAGTTGGGATCATTACCCAAAGCATCAGCAATTTCCTTAAGAGTATCAAGTACATCAGGAGCAGAGCCTATGATGCCTTCAATAGCAGCTTTTACCTCTTCTTCGGTTTGGAACTTAGAATCATTTACTAACTGAGATACATTAGTAATATGATTGGCAAATTCCTCTATACCTTCTAGCTTAGCTTTTAATTCATCAGTAAAATCATTAGAAGATAATTCCTTACCTTCTTCTTTCTTTACCAATAATTCATCAGCAGCTTTTCGAGCATCTGCTTCAGCTTTAACCTTTTCATCGATTTCAGCACTGATATTAGCCAGATCCTCTTGATAAGCCATGTGATATGCTTGTTCTTCAGTTTGCCCTGCTTCTTGAATAGTAGGTCTTTCTCCCTGAGGCGTATTGATGTTATAGGGAGCCTTAGGAGAACCAGCATTGATTACACCCAAATGATTCAATTGAACTAAGGGCAGAGTATCCCCATTAAGACCTTTGCCTAAGATAAGATCTCCATTTTCAAGAACTATACCCTTTCTATTGGGTAATTCTGAAGTAGGGAATTTATCCCATTTTACCTTTTCACCATCAATACGCTCAATATCTTTCTGATGAGCTTTTTTGATTTCCTCTTCAGAAAGTTCACGAGCTTTAGCTTCATTATCTATGTTCTGTTGCAAAGTTTCATCAGCACGAGCTCGTTCTGTAGCCTCTTGCTGAATCTTTTGTTCTAATTCTGCTTTGTCATTAGATGAACCATTTTTCAGGCTATCTATTTCTCTTTGCAAAGCATTCTCGGCAGTAATAGCTCTCTCTTTTTCAAGATCGATTTCCTTATGAACTTCTACCTTGAAATCAGCTAATTGGCCAGCTACCTCCACTTTTACATTAGAAATAGCCTCGGTATTTTTATCTACTTTCTGTTCTAAAGCCTTGACTGAATCCTTGATGTCCTTGATAGTTTTATCAATGGTATCGGTAAGACCCTGAAGAGCTTTTTCAATTTTTGCATCTACTTCATTGAGACCTTCCTGCAGAGCAGCTTCAGCAGCTTTTGCTCGATTAACTTCAGCAGTAAGGGCATCTCTAATCTCAATAAGTTTATTAGTAAGGTTAGTAGCAAAGTTAGGATCATTGTTCAAAGCATCTGCCAATTCTTTAAGGGTATCCAATGCTCCATCAGCACCATCTACAAGGTCACTGATATACTTTTCTACTTCCTCTTTAGTTTGGAACTTAAGGTCATTCTCTAACTGTGATACCTTAGTTGGGATTTCTCCAGAAAGAGAATTTAACTTATCTTTCAGTTCTGTGGTAAAGTCTTCCTGAGACAACCCATAACCCTCTTTCTTATCTACCTTATTGGCAATTGAAAGAAAGAGAGCCCAGAACTCTTTCATAGTACCGACAAAGCCTTGTTCAGTGGCATCATTGAGATAACCCTGCTTAAGTCTCTCATCGATTTCTTCAACAGTATAATACTTACTTGTATACATAGGTATAAGGTTTTAAATAATTAACCAACTGCCTTAGGTTTCCCTAAGAAATATTCTCCACCCTTTCCACAGAATAGGATTCCTTCTGAACCAGCAAAAGCATTGTCAGTAACATCACCATCTCCTCCATCTTGAACCTCGCCTTTAATAATACCGAAGGTAGGTAGCTTATTTACTCTCAATTTAATTGCCTGGCCTATTCCTGGGAAAGGAAGTATCATATCCCAAATAGGTCCAAAGTAATCTTGAAGCCTAGTTACGAAATTAATACCGGTCATACTTTGAAATACCGATACATAATTGCCAGATCCCTCGACTTCTAGATGTACTCCAGAAACACCATTCAGGATAATAAGGTTACTATCATACCATTCCTGGTTATTGAAAGTAACCTTTGTCCATCTCAGTAATAACTGTGCCATATTATTGTTCTATAAAGTTTACAACTGTGTCACGGTCTCTTTTAAGAATAACCAAGAAGACCAGAGCTTCGTCTTTTGCTTGAGCTACCTGGGTATCACCATCTGGTTTATAAACTACACCATTTATTATGAACCTATCTTCTGACCAATTGAATCTCCAATAGCCATGTTCATCAAGGTACCCAAGCCTTTCTATATATGATTTAGAAATTAGTATCGAAAGGTTTTCATCATCCAGTTCCCCAGATACAGTTGCCTTATTGATTGGCCAATTCCTAAAAGAGTTATAATAACAAAGGGCTTCAATATGAATTTCATAATAAGAAGGTAAACTATCTTCGGCATGATCAAGGAATTGGTTTACCTTTTTTGCCCATATAATATCTTGCCTTCCTGCATCGAAATCTATAAACTCTGTGATGATACGTTTATATCTATCCCAGGTTTTATTGTTTAAGTATCTAGAGATTGGTTTAGTCATGATCTGGGTTTCTTAACTAATTTGAATGAACCTCTATTCAAGGGGGCTGTAGGATTAGGACCTGCCAGTTGAGTAACAATTCTTCGATCTACTACTCTTGGTACTACAGGTGAATAGGGTTGTCTACAGAATGGTAAGAATATCTCTAACCTTTCAGCTAGAGTACAAATGTTTTTCCGAAGTTCATCGATTACTCCTCCTGGTTGCATTGCATTTGAGAATGTTTTCCAAAGAGAACTAATACTATCAGATACTGAATCATAGAATTGAACCTCAGTAGGACCGGTAGTGATTTGTTTAACTCTATCCCCTCTAGCTCCACCATCTTCAGAATCATTACCACCAGGCTTAGTGATTTCACTAAGTGATTCTCCGGTGTTGGTTAAAAGTTTAAGTAATTGGACTTGAAGATAATCGAATACCGCTAATTCCATAATCAGCTGATTTTCTAGTGCCTCATACCATAATTCGTCTTTATATTTATCTGGTGGAATTAAATGTGTTACTAGAGGACCAATATACAATTGCCATTTTTGAATGAAAAGAGCTTTCTCTTCTTGAGTTAGTTCTTCAGCGATTTCTTTTGGAAGGTAATTGTCAATGAGATTATAGATACTATCAGGAAGAGTAGTATGGGCATAATCACAAATGACAATTGTTTTTTGAACAGTTTCATTCAAACCACTGGAATCTGAAACAGTCAGGGTAACAGTATAAAAACCTGATTCCTCATAAGAATAGGATTCATGCCTTTTACCATTGAAAACCTCTCCCTTATCATCACCAAAGTCCCAATCAAGTATGGCCTTAACTGGGACTTTGGATATTACTCGGAATGAAGCTTCTAGACCTGACGTAGTGTAAACGAAGTCTAGTTTGCCCATACCTAATTGGATTTATCTGGTTTTATAATCGTATTATAGATAGCTTTAATGATATCATAGAATCCGCAAGCACTTAATCCAGCAGCTAAGCCGTATAATAGAGCTACCCACCATTCCATGCTAATTAATATAGGTGATACCTGTAATACCCAGCATACCATGCAAACTATAATACCGACGGCAACTGATATACCGATCTTTGCCAGTTTGTTTTCCTTAATAGCTGGGATTACCTTTAAGATCTGAGTAGCAATCATAGATACTAAAGCTACTATTCCAGTGAATGAGCCAACATCTATAACTACTTCGGAAGCTGGAGCAATTCCAATATCCTCAGCAGCTAATGCAGGTATGGCTAAGGTTAACAAAGCCATAAACATAAAAATAAACTTCTTCATAACTCTTATATTTTAAATGAGTGATTACTCTTCTTCTTTGTGACTCTCAGAATCCTCAATGATTGCCTGGATCAGAGATTCAGCAGTATCGGTATCTTCGATCTCGAAGCCGTATTTCTTTGCAATTAGCTTTACTTCCTCTAAGGAATAGCCCTTAGCAATCTTTTCTACAGTCATACCCTTACCAATCTGAGCCTGGAGTTTCTTTACCATCTTCTCTATTTGCTCATCGGTATACTTTGAAACCTGAGAGTTTTTATCTACTACCAAAGTAAGATGTCCAGAAGCCAAAGCCAATTGGATTTTCTTTGAATTGAATTGACGAGAAGTTAATTCTTTAGCCTCTCCTCTTGAAATAGTGATTCCTGTAGATTGATCATGAAAGCTATAAGCTCTTGAACCAACCGTAACTGTAAACATTTTAGCCATTGTTGTAAGATTTTGGTGTTATAAAAAAGTTAGGGTAGCCCATAAAGACTACCCCTAAAAACAAAAACTTGGAAATGAAGAAAACCGGTATTACTCAAGGTTTACCAAGAGATAAGGATCCACATTCATGAAATCGGGGAATCCGAATTCAGTGAATTTCTTATCTGCAGCCAGCAAGAGAGCAGCATCTTGATACATCTTAGAGAAGCCAGTAGTCAAGCTTGCATATACTGCTTCAGTTTGGTTAGAAACGATTCTTTCTGATTCCAACATCAACTGACGAGCTGTAAGCTTAATCAGGGCAGCAGAAGTATCAATCAGCAATAAATGCTGGTTAGGTGTACCCGGGTGGATGTAGAAGTTAGCACTGCTGGGAACTGGAGACTTCACATTCAGTGTAGCCTGAGTTGTACCAGAGTGACGGTCTTTGAATTCCGGCAAATTCAGCAATTCGATTGCCTGATCTTCACCACCAATCATAGTTTGGAAGTTACGACCCATACGAGCAGCACGAACCCAAATATGAAGCAAGTCTTTGTAAGTAATTCCGTTGGCAGTTTCATATACACCGATAATCGGAGCAGATTCTGAACCATCCGGTTTATTACCGTTAATTACTACGTCCATTGCCAAGGTATCCATTGCATAGCCCAGCTGAATACCAAAGTCACGAAGATAAATACCCAAAACATCGATAGAAACGTAGTTCTTAACTTCATCGGTCATCTTAAAGCCTTTACCGATTTTGAACAGAGATACTGACTTCTGTCCGAAGCTTACTTCTCCCAAAGGAATAGTTTCAGCCTCGTTTACCTTTGCAGGTGCAGCATCTGACATGTTGATCATCGGCATGATAGCAGACAGACCGTTAATAGATTGGTCAGAAGCAATGATCTCAGGATAGAAAGGTGCTTGACGCATACCCAGAGTGATTGCCTGGCGGATTATTTCAGGAACAATCCAACGGATATTCTGTTGGGGCATAGTGAAGATGTTCTCCATTGTATCAACATGAGGATTGATACCGATCTTTTCGAAGAGCTCATCTTGAGAGATTCCCCATTTACCCTCGGCTACTTCACCAAGAGTGATTTCGATAGGTTTTCTGTTGTTACTACCAGAACGGTAAGAATCCATCAGAGATACCATTGAAGGCAATTCATTAATGAAATCCTTCTGTGTCAGTTTTGATAAATCTTGTTTTTCCATATCTTTGCTTTGAAATTAGCGGATGAGTACTTGGATAAGTTCATTTGCTTCATCAGCCGGAGTAATAGCGATGAAGTGAGTCTCGGCATCTGACTGATCTGCTTTTACAAACCGAGAATTGAGCAGTTCTCCAGAAGGTTTAACATAACCACATTTAACTTCGGCATTGGATACCCAGTTACAAAGGGCATATCCTTCTACCATTACTGTTACCTCAACAGGGAAGTTTCTCTGAACCTGATAAGCCGGGTTAACGTTATCTGTTACGGCAATGCCCAAGAATACTTCGCCATCGGCATATACCTTAATTTGGCCTTCTTCAGTGAGTGATACAGGAACTCCCTGTACGATTGTTTCTCCCTGCTTTACAGTGAAAGCTTGGTGAAGCTTATGTGATTCGGATTTGTAGATTACAGTCTTCGGAGTCTTAGAACCAAAGAGAGTCATCGGCTGGTCCATGTTTACAATATTAGTCTTTTCCATAACCTTTATTTTTTATGTGATAACTTTTGTTTGTACAGACTCTCGAAAACTTGGTCTGTAGAATTTTCCTTATTAGAAGCGGTATCCTCTTGGTGTTTACCATCTTCACCTTCAGAAACTGAAGAAGCACGGTTAACATCATGTGAACCACATTTTGAACAAACCATCGGGAACTTTTCTTCCAATCTTGCCTGGTAATCTTTGGTAAGTGATACCAAAGTATTGATACCAGTAGTTTCAGAATTGAGCATAGTTACGATAGTTTCATCTACCTTATCACCCATTAACTTCCTATAGGTTTCTACGGCAGTTTCTCGGAGAGAAGCAATATGATTCTTTCCTACAGTTGCCATTTCCGTCAGATTTGCCACTTCTGTATTTAATTTATTGATCTGCTCAGTGAGAGAAGTTTTCTCTGTATTGAGACTATCAACAGAAGCTTGCAAAGTGTTTTTGGATGATACCAAGTTCTGGATACAGGCAATCACATTCTCCTGATCCATCTCTTTACCTTCTTCAAGGGTAAGCATATTATCCCCAAAAAGGCTTTCAAGAAATTCTCTTAATTCTTTGTTCATACCATTATTTTTATTGTTTTGGTTTTCTTGGTTATCATTAAAAGAACCCTGAGTATCGTTATTTTCCTGAAACATACTCATGTCTGATTTGTAATCGGTAAAGAAATATTGCTTCGATTTATCATCCCGATATTCTTCATAAGATGCCCAAGTTCTTTTAGCAAAAGTAGGGTTAATGATTTTACCATCTGAACCAATTTTCTGGGCAAATGAATCAGCTCCATGTGAAACCAATGAAGTCTCTAGATAACGAACTACTTCAGTAACTATTCTACGTACCATAACTCCCTTAGAATCATAAGTACCAAGTTTCTGATAGAATTCGTTATCCTCCATTTGAGGATGGGATTTATCCCACTTGAATTGTACTGTAACAGAGTTACTATGAATTGATGGTGGTTCCATGAGGATTCCTCTAGCAATTCTCGGATTTGCCTTACCATCGATCTTCAGAATACCATTGATACCCGCCGGTATAGTAAAGCTACCATCTTTATAGGCTTCTTGCCACATTACTTGTGATACAGCACCAATAGCATTACCTATATTAGTTTCATGATCACAATTAATCGTTTGCCCAAGCAACATCTTCATAGAAGCCTTTAATACTCCATTCTGACCAAAGTCTGTAGGATTCCAATTCTTCGATACGATAGTTTCTGAAAGTAATCGGAACATCGGTTCAATAAACTCTTCATCCTTTGGGGTTAATTCCGATTTATCAAGGTTAGGGTAATAGGTATTATAATCTATATCACCTCCCCAAAATCCAAATTGAGCAATGGAATCCGGTGTAGGAGTTTTCCATTTGTAATAATTCTCGGAGAAAGCCTGGGCTCCCACTGCCTCTGGTATATACCCAGCCATAATGGTATGGCCTTGACCTATCACCATAGAATCAAGATGCTCTTTGTTTTTCTTTGTAAATTTACTCATCTTGCTTTAGTATTTTGGTCTCCTCGAGAAGGAGCCGGGTTAGTTTTATCTCTTGATCTACGAGCAGATTGGTTTTTGTCAGCCTGCCTTTGTTTCTTTTTAGTACCCTCTTGGGGATCAATATTACCATCCTGTTCTTCTAAAGGAACTCTTGGTTCTTTTTCATCTGGTGAATCATAACCCATTGCCCAAGCATATTGATCTTGGCTAATGATACCTGCCTTATATAATAAGTCAAGGTTCTGTATCTTATATTGGAGACCCTGTTGGATTTTAACTTCATCAGAAACGGTAGAAGTTCCCCAATCAATCTTTATCCCCTTATTATTAAAACCTGCCAGACGCAGTTCTAGAGAATAAATTCTATCCAATACGTAAGCTACAATCATTTGGATATTTTTTAACTGGCTAATCATCTTAGATAACATTATGCCAGTTGCACCTTCACCAGTAGTAGATGATACCCCAATTATAGAACCATTAACTCCTAAACCATTAGCTACTGATTGTTGGTTCATATTCCAAGGCTTCTCTATATTACCCAATTCCTTGGTAGTAGAGTTAAGCTTGAATTCATGATCATCAATGTAACCAGTAACTATTCCATCCTTTAACCCCTCTCGAAGATTCTTCTTAAGGTTTACAAGGATTCGATTTAATCGGTTTTCATAAGCTGATGAAGATTCACTTGCCATCTGATCAGGTTTTGCCATCTTAGCTTCAAGGAAACCAATCATACCGGCAACTTCCATGATATGCTTGAAATTAATCTTCATATCATGTTGAGTTTTTAATGAATCAAGAGAAGTCATAAAGGGGGGAATCCCATAAGGCTCATCTGTATCATTAAACATACCAGAATAAATATAGGTTTCTGTATTTAGCTTTATGTAGTCTTCTCTCCGATTATTGGTAAAAGCTACGTTCTTTTGGTAAGGTTGGTAAACTCCATTGTTTTCCCTTTTGAATACTATATTCTCAGGTCTTAGGAATAGGATAGTTGCTAATCCTTCTAGTTTATCATCGGGAACACATTCAATAGAAATAGCTCCACTAACTAAGAGTTGAACTATCATTTTGTTTACTAACCCATCAATCCCAGCAGAATACGTTGACCATTTTTTGGTAGCATTCTTTAGATGTTCCCTCATCTTACTTGCTTCCTCATCCGTATTATTAGGGAATGTAATTAAGTGACCAGTATTAGACAACTTAAACATATCCTGAAGAGCTATGCCAACATCCGGATTTACCTTATATAAATCTCGAATGAAAGGTATTATCTCTGTACGGAAAGAAGGACTTACCATATAAGTAAGCCCTTTTAAGGAAGAAATAAAATTAGAATCTTCTGGAACCGATACCCTACCTGGAGATACTGAAGGAACATTGTTAGATTTTTTATTACCTTCAGCCTGTGGCATAGTGGGAGGATCTTTCTTCCCAAATGGCCATTTGAAACTAATCTTTTTCATTTTGGTTGTACAATTATGTTAGTCTTTCCTTTTCGTATATGATTGCATATTGCTTTTCCGAAAATAGAGTCATCAGAATAGACATCACCTTCAAGATCTATATCTACTGCTGAATTGTTTGCCCTATGCTTACCCATTGCTACTGGTCTACCTAAACCATCATAGATAAAGGTATAGGCTTCTTGAACGAAGAATGGATCCTTTATTATAACGTATTCTTCTCGAATATCTTGTTCAAGATTCTCGATGATTACTGAACGATTCTTTTGAGTAGTTAACCATCCTGGAGATTTATCTACCTCTGGTCTACTCTTACCCTTTTTCTTCAGCATCTTTTGATAGTAATACAATTTGGGATATCCTTCATCCTGAAGCTTGGTAGTTACAGCCATACCAACATCATTGGATTCTGGGGCAATGGTTGCCCAATTATATAATTGACCAGTATCTCCCAGAAGTTTAGCATACTTATCTATAGGGATTCTACCTTTAAATACTGCTTGTTCTTCTCCTTGCTTATCCATACAAGTAAAAGCTGAGTAGTCAGAAGCTCTACCAGTTGAAACGTCTGCCCCGATAAAATATTCTTTATCTGATTGAGGTTCAAGATATTGTCTATACTGACCATTAAACCTTTTCTTAATAACTGGGTAATCACTAAGGCAGTCTTCGATAGCCTTTATATCAGCTAAATCGAAGACTGTATTTCCTGATGATAAGAAGTCACCATCTATTTCTTGAGCAGTTCTCTTTGGGCCAAGAGCAGAAGCCATTTGCTTATACCAGTTTTCATCTCGTTCTGGGTGCATTTGCCAATATAACCGGATTGGGTTAAATGGGTTACCTCCTGCAATGGCATCTACCCAAGTAGAATGGTAAAAGTTCCCTACGCCATAGGGTGTAGAGTTTACGATAGCCGATCCACCAGTATTATGATTGATGTAGTTATTAGCTGATATATAAGAATTATCATCTTCTACATGAATATCATAAATGGTTCTTTGGCATTTTTTTACTACTTGTAATTTAGAGATATAAATCCTTGAACCTCTTTCAGTTAAGATTCTCTTAACAAACTTATGAGCTTGTTTATATTCTGGATATACTTCTCTAGCAATTTCTCTATAAGAGAAACCTTCTTCGGCCATTTCTAAAATTCTACCTCTTTTTAAGAGGTTTGGCAATTTATCACCTTGAATGCCGAATATGGTTGCATTTAGATTATACTCAAAACTTTTCTTAACGTTATCAGAACTTGATATATACCTAAGATTATTTATATGATTACAATCTCTCTGGTTATTTATGTGATCTACTTGAGATTTTGGATTAGGTTTAGGCCCAAGGAAAGCTTCTGCAACCAATAAGTGTACTGATCTTTGAAATGTTTTACCTTTTCCTTGATTACGTGTTGACCCTGTTTCTCTTTTTACTCCAGCTTTTTTAAGAGCAACTCTCAGATAGCCATCTTTATTTGGTCTGGGAGTTAATTCATAAAAACCTCTTCTTGGAGAATCAGAATATACCTTACCAAGATTTGATACAAAATGACCTGGAAATTCTTCTATGGGTTTTAGGATTTCTTTAGAAGGAGCTTTTACTTGTTTAGGTAGCTTAAGTTGATCTACTTTAGTATCAGCTTGAATGATATTCAGATTTTGATCAATGATCTCTTCTACAGTTTTCCATCCCTTAGTAGTAAATAATCTATGTTTTGGGGTATATCCAGCTTTTTTACCTCGATTATCTTTTACAAACCAAGTCTCTAATTTACCCTTATTCTGGGTCCATAGAATTTTTTTCCATGAACCAGTATGAGTTAAAGTATAATATCCTAAGTTAGATATATCTAAAACTCCTTTTTGTTTGGGGCAAAGAGTTCTTAATTTAATTTGCTCGGTTATTGGTTTTGGATATCCCTTTTTAATTTCCTCATAATGTCTTAAAAAGACAGGAGTTGAGCCAACCGAGCATGAAAGAGTTGGAAAGGCCGCGGCCCAGATTTGAGCTGCCCATCTTACTATTGCTGCCTCATCAATAACCAGAAGAGAAAGGGATTCCGAACGACCAGCTTCTGAAGATGTAGGAATAGATTCTATGAAAGAACCATTATCGAATTCTATCATAGAAGCAGATCCAAATTCTCCAGCTCTACCATTTATAATCGGAGTTTGAAGATACCAGGGAAGATTCTTATACATGAACTTAATCTTCTTGAGTACCTTTTTAGCTGTAGTATCCTTAATGGAGATAATGTTTATCTTCTTATTAGGATGATACATCGCTAACCAAAGGCAGTACATAGAAATAAGTTCTGTAATACCAGCCTGACGAAATTTGAGTAGTATATTGAATCTCTCTTTTACGAACTGGTATAGTACCGATTTCTGGTAAGGATATAGTTCGAATTTTACCTTTCCTCTTACTGGGTGTATCACATAACAAAAGAGACTAAAGAGAAATACATCATTAGGAACTTTAGCAAGTATCTCTAATTCCTCTCTTGTAAGAGTTGTGTTTTCTGTTATAATCTTTTTTGCCATATCAAAATTTGTATTGAACTGAAAACTCTAAATCAGTACCTATTCCCGATTGGAATTTCGGGTAATAGAAAGCATTGATTCCGAGTTTGTAATTAAATCGGTTAGTCTTGAACTCAATTCCAGTACCCATGTCTAACAGATTGTTGAAAGGTCTGTATTTACCGTAGATGTAAGGATTAAGTGAAAATCTCTTTACCCTTTTCTGAGTTAATTGACCTTCATACCAGTTATAACTGTACTTATCTAGGTCGATTTGGAATAATCTAGTTGAATAAGTATTGGTTTCCTTATTGAGTAGACTTAAGTTCAATTGATTCCTCTTCAAAACAACCTGAACCAGAGAATCTTGTTTACTGATAAGATTTTGTCTTATGGAATTATCAGGAAGAGAGTCGGACTTCTTCTTATCGTAAACTAAGATTCTATCTGGTTCTTTTTCTTCTGAGAACTTTTTCTCAGGTTTGAAAGGTTTCTTGATGTAAACTGTATCTGGGATTTCATTGACCGCTTGTTCCAGAGAATTAACCTCTCGAGAAAGTTTGTAATTCCTGAAGCAAAGGAATATAGTAAATCCTAGAAGTAGAATAACCAGGGCATTCTTAAATGTCTTCATCCTTAATCCTTAGGTAATTGTCTTTAGCAATGAATTTATCAACACAAATACGGATCAATGCTTTCATACTTGAACTTAAATTCACTGTAGGGATTCGAAATTTAATCTCAATTCCTTTCGAGTCTTCAGAAAGAGTTATACGAATCTTTCCCTTTCGATTCTTAATCAATCGATTGTATAAAGTAGCAATCAGGTTAAAGATTGCTTTCAGATTAGTCGGGGTAATTTCCGAATAATGTAAATTTTTCTTAGTCATATCATTTTCGATTTTGGTGTTCATACAATTATAGTCAACTAACTCTAAATCAGGTACTTGGCAAACAAATGCCAAGACTTGGTACTACCTAACTCATTCAAATTCAATTGGTTAGGCTCATGGCTTTTTTCCCTTTCCCTTAACAATCCCTATCCTTTAGGATAGAATTTTGTATTATTCCTTTAATCCTTATTCCTTTAATCCTTCTTACCTGGTCTAATAGTCCTTAGATATTTAGGCCTATTAGATATATATAGGGGGTATTCACTGAAAATTAAGGTACCTTTCTAAGGCATTCCTTAAACCAGTAACCTATTTCTTTAGACGACTTCATACTATTACCTTTTGAAAATATAAATTTTATAACTTTATGAAAACAGATAATGTTCCAGGATTTCCAGGTTATTATATTTCAAAACGAGGTAGAGTATTTAGTAGAATAAAATTTGCCTATGATACTGGTAATAGGGGTTGTAGGAGAATTTATACTAAATCTTCTTGGCATGAGATTAAGCCCTATTTAAAGAAAACGGGCAAATATCAGGTATCTCTTTACAAACCCAATAATAGAAGAGTATATACTTTTAGATTACATAAACTGGTAGCTAAACTGTACATACCTAATCCGAATAATTTACCTTTTGTATGTCATCTTGATGATGTTGGTACCAATAATCACTATAAAAATCTTCAGTGGGGGACCCCTAAGGATAATGCTCAAATGAGAGAACAAAATCATAAACTTAGAGGTATTAAAAGAGTAATGCCAAAAGGTTATATGTCAGGTAAATCTAATCCTATGTACGGTAGTATTCGTATAGGAAATGCTAGTATATATTCACCAAAAGATATACTCAATTGGTATAAGGCTTATGAAGAAGGTAAATCTTTATCAGAGATACATAATAAATTTGATGTACCTTACAAAATAGTAAGCCGTAAAATCAAATTGATTAATTCCAATAAAGATAAATACCTCACTTATTTAAATCAGCTAGCTTTAAGCAACGTTTGAACCATATTGGGATTTCATAGACGGCGCCTTTAGCTATGGTATACCTTGCTTTATTTAACCAGTAATGATAATCCTTAAAATCACCTTCGAATGTATCCCCATTTTTGTGAAGGTAAATTTTGAATTTATCAGGGAATCCCATAATTGCCTTGAAATCTTCAATTCCCAAAGGATACCCATCGGGTCTAAATTGCCTATCTGCAGGTCTTAGGGTTAATGGAGGTTTATCATACTCTAATCTGTATACTCCTGGGAGAGTACTCATCTTTGCAGTTTTGATAGGCCACTTCTTTTCATCCTTGAAATCTTTAACCCAGAGCCTATGTATCTTTGCTACGGTAAGATTCTTCTTCTCGGGGAGCTTTCGATAGTCATACATTGCCAGGGTTTTATCCAAGGGTATGTTATAATTTAATGGATTCTGGTAATCGTTAAGTAGATTTCTAGTAATTGTTGGGTTTTTTACTTGAAATACTTCATTGAAAGCATTCAAATATTTCTTACCGGTTTTTCTATGTACTCCAATGATAAGTAATCTCTTCCGTGATAACTGTGAGTTCCCATAATCAGAAACCGACCTTTCGTGAAAAATAAGTTTATAGTCTTCGAAAGTTTTTTGAAGGTATTCCTTTGGTAGCAGAGATAGCAAACGAGGCAAGTTTTCTATAAGAAATATCTTAGGTTTATAATGTAAGATTGATTGAATCACTAGATTTAGGGATTTATTCTCTTGGGGATTACCCAATTCTTTTACTTTTGAAAGCCTCATAATGGAGGATGCTCCACAATCTGGGCTTGAAAGTATGATGTCTGGCTTACAGTCTGGAAAAGTTCCATCTTTATAATAGGGTATATCCCCAAAGTTTAATTTCCACTGTTCTAGACCCTTAGTATAAAATACTCCTCTAATTTCTAGATTAGCTATCAAATTCTTTCTAAAAGGAAACAAAAGGATGCCTGCACCCGCAGACACCCCTAATACTTTTAATTTTTTCATTTCTTGTAGCTTCTCAGTTTTATGTAAGACATCCATGAAAAGGGTAATCTTTCTTTGAGATAATCCCATTTGGTATCATTCGAATGAGCTTCTTCTTCGAAACTTACATCGTGATATCGATCATTCTGCTTATCCCAACCTGCAAAAATGAAGATGATCAAATATTCGATTCCATACCATAAGTAGAAGAATCCAAAAGCCATTATAGGGATAATCCACCATGGAGCTCCTAAACCAGCTACTATGATACCAATAATCAATCCCAGGATAAAGCATTCTATCTGTTGTACCTGGTGAATACACTCATGATTTATATTATCCCACTCATATACTTCTTCATCATACTTAAAGAATGAATTGAAGAATAAGGTAATTGCCGTATAGTTCTTGGCTAAAATCAATTTTGCTAGCCAATTGTTGAAGTGACATCTTTTCATAATTTACCTTTAAAGTTTTCGTAAGCATTTCTTAATTTCTGATCGTAAGCATTCTGGGCATATCCAGGGCCATTATATTTTTTGGCAAATCCTGCCCAGTCTTTTTCTTTGAGTTCTTTCAAACAGCCAGAGTTATTCATAAAATAATACATCAACTCTAGCTGTTTTTCGTGAGATTCCGACATTTTATGAACAAATTCAAAGACATCTTTACACCCACAGAGGTTGTGATTGAATCCCATAATCTGGAACATTCCCCAACTAGTGGCTTTTAAAGCACATTCTTCATCAATTACCTTAGCTAATTCGAGTCTTTTATACTCCCCTAAGCCCCCAAAATATTTAGATTTATCCCATTTTGGGTAAAATACCGTAGAGAATTTCTTACAGAGATAAGCTAAATCTCTATCAGGGAACTTTTTATGAAATTCCTTGTACATAATATGTCCCTCAAAAAGGATTTGAGGTCTACCATCGGATAAAAATCCATCTCTACCTGCAGCTTCTACTATCTGTACTGCTTTTAAGAGAGCTGGTTCTATACCCAATCTGTTAGCCAGATCTTTAATCATCTCATTAGTTAAACCATTTTTCATAACTTTAGTGTTTTAAGTTCAATAAACATCTAACAGTATTGCTCAAATCCTTATTTTCTAAGTTCTTTGTGTTCTATTATTCCATATAACTTATAAATAATGCAATATGAATAAGACAAATAGATGCCGAATATGTGGCAAACTCATTAATTTAGGGGATTTTGATATAAATCGAGAGATCCCTACACTTATGAAAGCTCAGGATATTTGTTATGGATGTGCTTTTTGGTATACTCGATTAGAATATGATAAAAATCTTGAAAAAGGAAAGAAAATTGCAGTAATTACTCCAGATTATTCTCATTGGATAACTCGAGTACCCGGAGATATTTTAATGGTTCCTTCAGCTTTCGGGGGAATTTACCAAACTAAACTCCAACCAATAAACACTTTAGGGGTCATAGATCGAAGTAAGAAGGAGCTATACATTATCAGATATAATAATATCACTCACCAAGGTACTATACCGGAACATCTAAGAAAACTTTTTAAAGTAAACGGAGTATTTCTATCTCCACAGGAATATAAAATGCTAGAAGATTACCGAGGTGATGCCTATGAATTTATTAAAAATAAAATAGATAATTTTCAATAATCAAATAAATTTAGTATATTTGCATAAACAATTAATCAAACGAATTATGAAAGAAAAATTAAAAGAGGGAACAAAGGTAATCTACTCAAATTTAGAGAATCCTACCTTGATGGAAGAAGTAGAAGTAGTTTCGGTAGATAAAAAAGAAGGAGTTGCTGCTCTGAGTAATAAAGTAAAGGTAACTCGATTGCCTAACTTGGATGGAGTTTATAAAAGAGTAGGCAATAATCTTCAGGGATTTGCATTACCAATTAACTCAGAGAATGAGGAAAGATTTAAAAGGTTCAAGGCATATTTCTCTATCAAACGTTCTATAGAAAAATTAGCTTCTTATGGAGATGATATTAAAGGATGGGAAATCTCTAAATTAGAGAAAGTTCAAGGCAAATTATCCAAGGTAATCAACTTAATAGAAGAAAAATAATGTGGGTAATTCTTTACACGGTATATGTAGTTTGTTTTCTGCCAGCAGTAATTCTAACTAAACTTTGCAAAAGATACTTGGGTTTAAATGAATTTATTACTTTCATCAGTATTTGGTTGGTTTTGCCTTTGTTCCCAATATATTGTTTAATCCGATACTTAAAACATTTGAGATTATGAGACATTATTTCGATTCAAACAACAATTACAGAGGTTGGTCTGCTAGTACTCAAGAACTTATACAGTACGTATTGTTCTTGATCCTATTCCCAGTTATAATCATATTTGGGGTATTGGGCTTCCCTTTAATTTATTTGGGTTGCTACTTTAATCAAGGTAAATTCTGGGAGAAGAATAAAATAGGACTTACATTTGCCTTAGTATTTTGGGTAATTGCTCTATTCGTAATTTAAGGGAGAAGTTAGATTACCCAGTCTTCGAAAAGTGAATGTAGAAGAGAATAAAGAAAAAGAAGAAGAACTATAATATTATGTTTCATTCATAAGAAAGATAGATGTAAAATTCCGTTGAAGATCCCGGACCCTTAGAGAAGGTAATCCGGGATCTTTTTTTTAGTTAAAAACTATCTGATATAGGGTCCTATAATCATTGGCATCAGTCTTATTAGTCAATCGTAAAGATACCTCATCTACTATACCAGTACCATTACTTAAGAATATTTCCCCTTCGTAATTTTTAAGACCTAATCCACTAACTGAACTTTTAAGTGTGAGATAGCTAGATTCACTGGGTGTTTCTAGTTCAGGCTCATAATCCTCTAACAGATCTTCTCTAAAAGTACACATCAGAAAGTATTTGATATCTGAACTGAAGTCATAATTGCTACTCATCTTAATTCTACAATTATAGATAGGATAATTGGAACCATCATCATTAGTACCCACATTTACAAACTTAAAATAAGGTATAAAATCCAGAGTACCTACATCCTTTGGATAACCAGAAAATTTTATCAGTGAAGCAGTGTAGAAAGGCATACTATTTTGTAAAATTCTAACCTCTTGGGATTTATCCCCTGCAGTCCTTACTAATAGGTTAGTAGACCTATCATTGGCAAAAGGATTAGGATCTGCAATTATAGTAACTGATCCCTTCTCTTGCCCAGAATCTGGGCTAACTGTAATAAAATCTTTTTTCATATTTTTTAAGCTTTTAGTGTTATTTAAGGTATAAGGGGAGATCTTGAGATCCCCCTTTATAATCACCTAACCATGTGTAATAATGGTGAACTATTCTTATATGTAATTTATTAAAAATCATTTGTATGGAAAAGAACTTTTTAAACATTACTCCAGAGAGTGGAAATGGAAATCAAGAAGTAACCGTAAATGCAAAAGCTAACATCTCTCTAGAAGATAGAGAAGAGATGTTGAGGATCAGATCCTCAACAGGGAAAGAGGCTTCTGTAAGAATAATCCAGGATGGTGTACCTTTTATGGCTAATATTGGAGTAGTACCTAGAAATATCTTCCCCTCAAGTACTGGATATCCTATAGATATTACCTTTTCAAAAACTACTTGGGATTCCGAAGGTATACCAACTACTGAACTGAAAGTATCTAATACAGATGAAGAAAAGTTTGAGGTTATACCATATTTCCAACTCCTAATCAGAAAGGATATAGTAGATGAATTATTACCTCCTGGAGAGTATGGAAACCCTGCGATGTATATTCAAGATGCTCTAATAGATCAATCTCTAACTGGTAGGGGTGTAAGCTTTAATCAAATTACTATAAAGGGGATTGAATATTATACTGCAGCAACAGATGGATCTTACTATGGAGAAGCTTTTTATGCTACCATAGGATTATGCTATGAAGATGAAGAGGTTGAATTATTCCGATTATGTACACAGAGATTTGATATTTACTGGTTCTAGAGAAAAATTATATAAACATGGTAACAGTAGAAAGAATTAGAGAAGATAGTGAAAAGAGAATCCTAAGGTGTTCTGAGGGTAATAGGGTTTGGTATCAGATGTGGATTGATCCTGAGGATATGATGAGAATAGAACTTCAGAAGTATTATGTATTCTTTTATGAGAGAAAGAATGGTAGGAGGATCTTAGGGAAAGATAAGGTTAAGAGGATATTAGATACCATTTTATAGAAAGTGAAAGCCAGGGATATTAGGTCTCTGGTTTCTTTGTGTGAAGTATATGGGGTTATACTATAACCCAATATAAACCTTTAATATGTAAAGTGTATGGATAAAAGTTTTTTAAGTGTATCTCCAAGTGAAGGTAACGGTAATGCTCAAGTGAATATAAGGGTGAAAGAAAATTTCTCTCTAGAGAAAAGATCTGAGAGCCTTAATATCCGAACAGCCAACGGAATAGAGAAGCAAGTGAGGATCTCCCAAGAGCCGGGTATGTTCTTCTTCCCTACTATGGTGTTATCGGGGATAAAGCCCGGACAAGATGAGGAAGAGTTTGCCCCCTTAGATCACTATCCAGTAGTACCTCCTCAGAGTGATAGGAATTGGTTGGTAGATAGCATTAATATAGGATCCTTGTTATCGAAATTTACGAATGGGGGTGGGTTATTAGTATTTCGATTAAGGATGATTATGAAGAGAAGTTTCTTTGAGGAATTCTTCCTTGATGTTAGTCAAGGAGGGTCTACTTATTCACTTGAGGATAAGAGAAAGGAGTTAGAAGATCTTGATAGGGAATGGTATCTTAAGGATGATTGGTTTTATACTGGTTGTGATTGGAATATGAGTTACGAGGGTTATCAAACTTTACCTTCTGCTACTTTAAATTATGATAATGGGGAGGGAAATTATAAGACTCTATTTGAATGGAGATTCTCGGCTGGTTCAATGGATATATTACCTCAGTAGGGATTGGGAAGTTCTGGTATGCCCTTAATGTGAAAGCCCAAAATTGTGTAGTACTAAATGGGGAACGGAATCTAGGTACCTCTTAATACGTATAGCAAAAATTTCCTGGTATTCAAAGTGGGTATTTGCCTTCAAGGTATGCCCTTAATACGTATAGCAAAAATCATGGCCTACTAAAAAGGGGGAACGGTTACGTTAATTTTAACATTTGAAAAATAAAGATAAGGGACAATGTTTTATTGTCCCTTTTATTTTAGTCTTTAAAATACTCGTTTTCTTTGTTATTTAAACTTTCTTTTGTGTCTCTATACATTTGCTTAATTAAAAGAAATAATGCAGCAAATAAAGCTATATTTAGTAATACCATAAAGAAGTTATTTAAAGGGAGTATTTAAAATACTCCCTTATATTAGTGTATTATTTATTAAAATCTTTTACGATTTCAAGACCTTTTTTCAAAATCTCCTTTTTTTCTTCTTTAGTGTTTTCGCTTGCAATAGAAGCAAATGAAAAATCATTCAAAACGTATGCAGATTTATAAAAATCTAAAAAAGCACTGATTAATTTTTCAGATTTATTTTCTACTATTGTAGAGAGCATAGAATAAGTGTAGTTTCTTATTTTCTTTCTCGCTGCTTTTTTCTTTTTCTCATCCATGCCATCAAATAGAGTATTTTTATAAAGCTCTGTTTTTTGTCCTAAAGAAGTTTTTAAAAGTCCATTTGTTTTTTCTTTAGTTGTTTTAAACAACTCATTAAAAGAAATTGTGGCATTTGCTTTACTTGTTGCAATTGCTTTTTCTGCACTCACTTGATTTACTTTTGTTGTTGACATAATAAAAATACTTTTAGTTTTTATGTTTATTTTATTATAACCTTTTCTCTATAAAACTAAAAGATTTTATAAGAAAAAGAGAAAAGGTTTTTGTTTCATTTCTGTATTGCAAATATACGAACTTTATTTTAATCTACAAAATTTTTCGAGAATTTTTTTTTGAAAAATATTTAGAGGATTTTTAATCCTCTAAATTAAATCCCGTTAAATCTGTAATATCTTCTACATTTTTGATTAACTCAAAAACTTCATCTAAAGTTACAAAGTTTTTCTTTAATAAATAAGATGTTAATTTTTTTAGCTGCACTTAATGAAGAAATAGCATTAATAAGATAATACTTTTCGTTGTTTGTAATAACTAAATACTTTTTCATAACTCTATTATTTTTGTTTTTCACTATGCAAATATAAAAACTTTATTTGAATTGTACAAATATTTTAGAGAAAAATTTTCAAGAAAATGATGTTTTTGAAAATCAAAATTTTCAAGATTAAAATTTGTAAAATTTTGAAAATTGGATAGGTTTTAAGATTGCACCCTAAAAAGTCGCTTAAAAATTGCACTTAAATTTGGGGGTACGTTCAGGCTTAAAATCACGCACGCTTTGTAGCTATATAGTTACCTGTATGAATAGAGAGTAAGGTTGTTCAGATTAGGTATACCCATAGGCCATTAATGGTACCCAGTAGTAAATTTCTCTAAGGTCCTTCAAATTGCATAGGAAGCCATTAAGGGAATATTCTAGAAGGCTAATAGGTAAATGGGTATTATGGCTTAATTACCTAATATAAGGCCATAGATAGCGATTTTGAAAATAGGTGTAGGGTAAGAACATAAAAAGGTCCAGTACCAAAGTTAGGCCTGGACCAAAGTTAGGCTTAGTATATTTTAGCAAGTATAGGGAACTGTTACTGTAACCAATGTAGACCATATATGTATTAGGGGCATTTCTAGTGAAGCTTCAGGATCAAAAGGAAATACCTGATGTAATTGATTAGAGATTTCTAAAGATTCTTCTGGAGTAAGTGTATCGGGATCCTTAATGGTAAAGGTCCATAAGTGAAAGCCTTGTTCCTCATGGTTGATAGTGTTAATGGATATTAGGGTTAACCGTTCTGGGATTTGGGTTTCCTGGATTTCAGAAAGGATAGGATAAATGTAATCTTTGATCCCCTGTTCGAAATGAGAATAGGCATCAGGTGCAGCAATTAATGAAAGATTAATACTTTTTGCAAAATTAAAATCAGTGTTTAAAATACTTGTTCTCATAATGTCTATTATTAATTAGTTATTATTACAATGCAAATATAAATATAATATATTATATATGCAAATCCTCAATTGCCTTATAGGGGTACCTAAGGGCCTTGATAATTAATTTGCCTTAGGGGCCATGAATGGAGATTGCCATAATCCTAATTTGCCTTATAACCTTTACCCTATATAATAATATAATACTAATGGCTTTCGATAATCAAGGCAATCAAGGTACCCCTAAATCACAAAATGTCCTAGAATTATTGCATTTATCAATAATATAAATACTAATGCAATAACTTACATAGTTACTAGGATAATTGCCTAATAATCCCCTATGATTACCCATAAAATCCTAAATCCGATACCTTGAAGGCAAATATAAATCCCCAAGAGATCCCCATTGCCCCACAAATCCCAAAGTCAGTAAAAGGCAACATCCTACGAACAACCGTACACTGCCCTTTTAACACGTAGCCTATTTTATCAACTACTATATAATATATACTAATAAAAGGGGTCTAGGCAAATGGCAAATAAGGAGCCATTAATCGACTACTGTACTAAAGCTATAGTACACTCCTACATACGTTTGTAGCTATATGACTATCTGTATTATAATTGCCTTTTACCTTCGAATTACCTTGAATGCAATCTATATAATATATACTAATAAGGGGTAGCTTTAGGCAATCGGATTTAGGGGCCATTAGGGGTCTATTTTATTTGCCTTTTTAGGCCTTTTGGGTATGCCTTTTAAAATGTAGAGTAGTAGAGCTATTGAGCTATATAGTATAGTGGCTATAGTGTTTTTGTATAGTAAGGGGTAAATTTGCCTTGATCTTTTGCCTAAATCCCCGAAACCCCCGGGGATGTACCTTTGATATGTATTGGTTAGTAGTATATGTATCAGGTATTATGTTGATTATGGGTTATAGTAGGTTATTATATTAAGTGATAGGTATTATATTAAGTGATAGGTATATTATATGTACCTTAATTAGGATGGTAGGTTAGTTAGCGCTATTAGTATTTTATTTCTATTTTTTTGTTTGGTGGGGGGTAGGTGGGTGGTATTTACCTTAGGGGTTATAGGTATATGGTTAGGTACCTATATAGGTAGGATAAGGATATTAGTGATAGGGTATATAGGATTAGGGTTAAGCTTTGTGATATTAGGTACCTTGTTTTGTTTGTTGGGTGGTCTTTGTGGGATTGGTAGGTGTTCTCATTGTATATGAGGATTAGGATGGTTTCTATGGATAGGATTATCTTTAGTAGGATATAGAGGATATTCATGGTAGTGATATTATATCGATTATGGTTATATCTCTTAGTGGGATTTGTAATATTTCTCTTATCTGTAGCCTTATGTGTTCGGAGTGGAGGTGGTTGTTGTTTATCTCTTGGTTGGGGTACCTTAGGTATAGGTTTAGTTCCTCGGTTCTGTATGGGATTATCATTTCCTCTGTGAATCCCTCTGTGTATTCTTTAGTGTGACCTGGTACCTCGAAAGATACCAGGAATTTCCCTTTTCTTAGCATGGTTCTATTTCATTGGTTAGGATTCTTATATCGGTATACTGGTTCATATATTCCTCTTCTGAGGATATGTCTAACCATTTACATACTATGTAGTGACCGTACATTGATATACCTGTTTCGTAGCCTTGGTCATCGTTTAGGAAGTTAGCTAATTCTTTCCTATTGATTTCGATTACAGGATAGGGAGGTTCTCCATTGGTTGCTTCCTTATCGAATGTAGCAAAGTCATAAGTATCGGTATTATCGGTCATAGTAGTAAATATTTCAATTAGCCAGGTAAAGTCCTCTAGAGGTACTCTGTCTAACCATTCCCATCCGATTGGGTATTCGTTTACTGTTAGTTTCATAGGTTAATTGAGTTGAGGGTTAAAGTTTGGTTTATGATGTCTGAATAGAATACAAGTTAGATTGTAATTCTGATCGATAACTCCTGCTATGATGTAGAAATATACTGGATCTCCAGGTATATCAAACATGAATACTGATCCCATTCTACCTTGTAATTCTATTCGTTCGATATGGGTATTTTCCAGTTTCCCATTTAGTAGTACATGGGATAAATATTCTTTGATAGCTTGAGATTCTCTTTCTGGTTTGAAATCCCAGGTATTCACCATATCGTTAAACCATTCAGGATTATCGCAGAGTTTCATTAATTGGGTTCGAATGAATTCAGTCATGGTTATAATGTTTTAGTTGATGATTATATTCTGGATATTTGTTCTCGTAGTATTCATAGAGATAAGTGTATTCGTCATCTCCTGACCAGCAATCTAAGAAGTATTCATACTGATCCTCTGTTGCTTGTGAGGGATGTATATGCAAAGTATATTTGCAATAATGTTCCCATACTGTTTTAGGTTGGAAATCGTTTTTAGTAGGGAAAAGCATGATAGCTACTGCAGTAGCTATCAAGGCAATTAGTATTAATTTGATTCTAGTCATGATTTTATAGGTTTAGCGATTATTGATATGAACCCTTGTGGGTATAGTGTATATAGGATTTGATAATCCTTGCCTGGTAAGAATACCTTTAGGATGTTAGCAAGCAATGGGTAGATTTTCCATTGGTTTTCCTCTAGAAAGTTATTCCAGTCCTCAAATTCTTCTGGATAATTGCCAGATAGTTGAATATGGTACTGTTCCTGATTAGGAACAAATATATTGGTTACTACCTGAATCTCATCGGATTCCTTTTTATATTGGGTAATGGGGTACCAGAGTCCTTCGGTTTTCCATTTGTTAAGTTGGAATAGGGTCATACCCTGTTCTAATGAATTGAGCAGTTTATATAAGTTTACCATAGTGTTAGTTATTTTAAGGCTTGATACAATTCAGAGATATACAAATGAGGGATTAGTTCAAGAATGAGATGATCTTCTCCATATTTTTCAAGAGCTTTGTAGAATCTATCGTAGATATCGACCATGTCATAATCCTGTTCTTCGTCTTGGATAAAATCCCAGAGATGTTTTTTAAGTTTGTCTATGATTTCCTCTCGGTGATCTGGAGATAATTGGGTAATACCAAATATGATTGCCTCTACCTGTGAAGGAGAGTAATCATAATATTGATCATCAGCTCCAGCACTTAGATCCATGTGTTCATCCAAGTTTTGTTTTAAGCATTGATAAAGAGTTTCTTCATTATCAAAAGTAATAAGGTATCCAGAGAGTCCAGAGAGATCTTGGCCTGGAGATTCGAGAATAATATTAAGATCATAGACCTGGATTGATAAAGAGGAATTGATAAAAAGACCGTTGGTGTAATCATAAGTGTAAAGGGCATGATCGAGCACCTGTTGGATTTGATTTAAATTGTTTAACTTTTTCATAACGTCTATATTTAAATTATTTTTCTATTGCAAATATAATCATTTTTATTTTTATAGAAAAATATATTTCAAAGAAATTTAATTAAAAAGGGAGTTCCCAGTTCCTGTTTGTGATAGTGTTTTATCATTAGCAGTACTGTTGAGAACTCCCATAACGGCAAATGAAAGAAAGTGATTAAGTTTTGGTATTAGTATAGTTCATTTGCCAGGGATTGGTTCTGGGTTATCATGTTTTTCTTTAAGTACGCATCCCTTACGCTTTGTAGCAGAAGAGAGTTTAGTAAATTTCTTAAATGTGAATGATCCGGTATCTTTATCATAGGTAACTCTGTATAATCCCTTACGAGTGATCCTTTTTCCGTAAGTTTTCTTTAGATCCTCATACCAGGTAGAATATTCTGAATAAGATCTAAAGATTTCTTCCTTACCATCTAAATCGGGATCCTTGTGTGAAGGTCTTACTTGCCATTTAGCTTTGATTTGATCAGATAACAAAGTTAGCTCTATATGATATAGGAGATTCCTCATCTCTATTTCGATAAGAAGAGGAACCATTGATTGTGGGGTATACCGGTATGTACTCATGATATAGAAAAATTAAATTGGAAAAGTGTATATTCTTGATCCAGACAAATGAAGTTTATGAATGTACCGTCGTTATCGGTAAATTCATTCATAAAGTGAACAGCAGCATCTGCTAATTGCCCTTTATAGGGATTAATGTCTGCAGTTATGGCAGATTCGAAAATAAATGTATAATATGCCGTATCCTCTATTTGTACTTGATTAATATCAAGGCAATTGAGTTTGTAATCATCCTCCAATCGGATTAGAAGGCTCATCAAAAGATTAAAGAGATTACCCTTTTCATCTGAATCAAGTTCAAATGTAGATTTCTTGTTCAAAAAATTGTGAACCACCCTGGTTAAGGTTGAGTCGTTGTAAGTTACTGAATTTTTCATAACGTCTATATTTAAATTATTTTTCTATTGCAAATATAATCATTTT